ACCGTCGAAGAGGTGCGCGCCGGCAAGCGCGGCCTGACGACGCACAACGACGTGAACGCGGCGTTCAAGGGCGGCTCGCATTGGGATCCCGGCACGGGGTTCCCGATGGCCTGGTTTCTCCAGAGGGTGCGCTTCTGGTACGCGGAGATCGTCAAGGATCGTGCGACCCCCTGATGGGAGTCTAGGTGTGGCGACCCCAGCGCAAGGACATCCTCTTCGTTCTCGGACTCGTGGGCATCGCCCTCGAGGAAGCGCGGGTGTTCGGCAATCCAAGCGAGACCCTTTTGCTCGTCTTCGCGGCGATGATTGGTTTGCCGCTCGTCTTGCGCGCAGACGAGCATCGCAAGGAGACGCGCTCGAACAACGATACGCCGAATGGGCCACGCTCTTCGGATGGGAGCGACGCATGAAAGCACCGGGCGCGCTCGCCCGCTGGGCATTCACGTGGACATACCTGGTCGTCATCGGGGCGCTTCTCCTGCTCGACGTTCTCGTCGGAGGGCTCCCGTGAAGCGGCGAGCGGAGAGCGTGCTCAGCTACGGGCGCGAGCATCTGCACGTGCTCGCATACCTCGTGCTCGCCGTGATGCTTCTGGTCGCGATCACGAGGGTCGAGCTGCTCGCCCGCGAGACGCGTTCCTCGCTGTGCAAGTTCAGACTCGGACTTGAGCAGCGCGCCTCCGACCTCGAGGCCTTCCTCGCGCTTCACCCGAACGGGATCCCAGGCCTCTCCGGCAACGACCTGCAGCGCTCGCTCGATCAGCAGCGCGCGACGCTCGCTTCGCTTTATGACCTCGAATGCTGATGAAGGAGAACTCATGAAGCAGTATCTCAAGGCCTTCGCAGCCGCCGCGTCTGCGGCGGGTGCGGCCCTACTCCTCGGGCTCGACGATGGGTCGCTCTCGAGTGATGAGATCGGCCTCATCGTCGGCGCGTTCGCCGGAGGCTTCGGATTCACATGGGCCGTGCCGGCTCATTGGCTTCGCTACGGCAAGGCCATCGTCTCAGGCCTCGTGACCGGGGTGGCGGCAGCGCTCGCCGCCCTTGACGACGGCGCGATCTCAGGCAACGAGTGGTACACGATCTCCCTCGCGCTCGTCGGCGGTCTCGCGGCCTTCGCGACCCCGAACCGCCCTGCGCCTGCCTGACTGTCTCTCGCTTCTCCCCCAAAGCCCTCCCGCCGTTTTCCCCTCCTTGCGGCGGGAGGGCGGCTTTTTTTCGTGCGTGGTCGCCTAGTCGATCTCCTCACGAGCACGGTCCATCGCAACCGCGCACGAGACGCAGTAGTCCTGCACGCGCGACGCCTGCTCGGCGAGATGCTCCCGCGCGTCATCCTTCGAGATCGTCCCCGCTTTTCGCATGCGCTCGAGGAGAGCGATGTAGCCGTCCGTGACCGACGGCAGGTCGCTCACGCCATCGGCCCCTCCGTTCAGAACCTCCTGCGCGATGCGTAGCTCTGTCGCCGCGAGCTCGAGCTCGTCGAAGCTGCGATCTAAGTCGGACGGACCACCACCGCAGGCGGTGAACATGAGTACAGCTGCAATCGTTGTGCCGAGCACGGCCGCTCTGGACATCTAGCTTTCCCCTTCTGGGTGTGGTAGGAACACGTCTGTCGTCAAGGTACGTCGTCAGGGAGGAATGACGGATCTCGCGGAGTATCGCCGAGCTTTCGCGGAACTTGCGTGCCAATGCTCGAACCAGCGTCCCGAGCGACTTCGCGTAGGTCCTCTCTCACTCCTCGTCTGTCTGACCTGTGAACGCTTCGTCACCGTTGAACGCCCTCCGGACGAGCTCGCGGTTCTTCGTCAGGACGTAGAGGTTCTCAGGATGCTCGCCGACGCCTTGCGGAGCGAGGCTGCTCGCCTTGCCGGTGGATCTCTTGACGAAGGCCAGCCAGCTCTCCGCGGATATTTGCAAGTTCTTCCCGGAGGTCGCGGATCTCTTTGTCCCGATCAGTCGTAACCGCCGTCTCGAAGTACCCCGGATCGAGGTCGAGAACGGCAGCGATTTCCTGGCGGCGGAAGTACGGCGGCTCGCGTCGCTTCTCATACGCGGTGTAGGCGCCGAGGGACAGATGGAGCCTCGCGGCGACGCGCTCCTGGGTGAAGTACCGAGCCCGCTCCTTCTCACCACGGTCTAGCGCCTCCCGCCGCAGCGTCTCTCGCGTCGCCCGGATCCGGGCACAGATCGGGGGCGCGAACTGCTCGGTCAACAGGCGGCGAAGTCTCCGCAAAGTGCGACGTTCTGTCGCTGCAGAGTTCGTGCGTGCCCTTGAAGTGTGCATTGAGTACATGTACTATCACTGCACATGTCCTCCGTGTCAACGACAGAGGCGACCCCGAGCAGGCCCCGACCCAGTGTGATCCGCCTCGTTCAAGCACGCGCCGAGGCCGGGCTGACTCAGGAAGAACTCGCTCACGCGACGAAGATCTCGATCGCGTCGATCGGCAAGTACGAGCGCGGCGAGCGCAGCCCTCGTGGCCCACGCCTTCGCCGAATCGCGGCGGTCACGGGCAAGCCAATCCCCTGGTTCTTTGAGGACGCAGCGTGACCACCCACCCCCTGCACGACCTCGCGCTCCACTCCACTCGCGAGCGCATCCGCTCGGCGATCGGCCCCTGCGTCGACGTCGACCCAGAGATCCACGCCGCTCGCATCAGCGAGCGCGTGCTGCACGTGCGCATTCCTCAGCTCGAGCTGATCGAGCACCTAAACGACCGAGCGCGCCGCTTCGCCGAGCAGACGAAGAGCGACGCGCTCGAGACAGGAGGACGATACCGATGACCAGCCAGGCGCTCGAACAGAGAACGCCCGCGCAGGATCTCGTCGCGCGCGTACGTGGCGAGGAGTTCCAGTCGCAACTGGCGCTCGCGCTACCGGAAGGCGTGCGCCAGGAGCGCTTCGTGCGCGCGGTCGCGACCGCGCTTCTCGACAACCCCGACCTCGCAGATCCCGAGAAGGTCGAGCGGGCGTCGGTCTTCCAGTCGCTCTTGAAGTCGGCTCAGGACGGCCTCGTCCCGGACGGGCGCGAGGCGGCGCTTGTGATCTTCGGTCGCAAGGCGCAGTACCTCCCGATGATCGGCGGCATGAGGAAGATCGCCGCCGAATCCGGGTGGACGATCCGCACGGCCGTCGTTCACGAAGCCGACGAGTTCGAGGTCGAACTCGGCGTCGACCCGCGAGTGCGGCATGTGCCGGTTCGGCCGGGGTCAGACCCCGGCGACCCGATCGCCGCCTACGCAGTTGGCGCGCACGGCGACGGCCGGCGTGAGGTGGAAGTGATGACCGTCGACGAGATCGAGCAGGTGCGCGCCGTCTCACGCGCGAAGGATCGCGGCCCCTGGGTCGATTGGTGGTCTCGCATGGCCGAGAAGACGGTCGGCCGGCGGCTCTTCGCGAAGCTCCCGCTCGGTGACCGCGAGCGCATCGAGCGCGTGCTGGAAGCCGCGCGCATGGAACCCGCCGATTCCGCAGCAGCCCTCTATGGCCCGAGCGCCCGCGCTGCCCTCGCCGCCGGCGAGACCTTCGACCACGAGACGGGTGAGATTCTGCCGGCGGGGTCGGCAGAAGGCGAGGAGCGCCCTGCGCTCGCTTCCGCCACTCAGCAGGCCGAGGCGGCCTCCTTCCCCCTGGGGGGCGATGAGCCCTCTTCGCAGGCCGCCTCGGTTCCTGACTCGGATGAGGAGCCTTCGCTCGGGACCGCGCTCGGCGAAACCGTCATTCCCGTCGGCGGCAAGGACTTCAAGGGCAAGACGCTCGACGAAGCCGCAGCGCTGGGCGAGATCGGATGGGAATGGCTGGGATGGTCCGCCAAGCCCGAGCGCCCCTGGAACAAGGCGGGCGCGAAGGAGGCCGCCTTCGGCGAGGCCGTGCGGGCGTACGTCGCGCAGCACTCCACCCTTGACGCAGCTGGCGAAGGAGATCCCGACGCGTGATACCGGTCGAGCAACGGTTCTCGTTCGACTGCATGACGGCCTGCATCGCCTCAATCTTCGAGTGCTCGTGGGAGGACGCTCCGCTGCTCTGCGATCCCGATACGAACGAGCCGGTAGATCAGTGGCTCCGCGAGATGACGCTGTGGATGCGGGCGCACGGCATGAACCCGTGGCACTTCGGGATCTGGGGTGACGAGAAGCCCTATCTAAAGTTCGGCTCATCCGAGATCCGATACGTCTTTCGCCCGCCCTGCTACTGGCTGGGCGGCGTGAAGAGTTCGCGATACGACGGCGAGCATTGCGTCGTCATGTACGCGGATGAGGTTCTCTGGGATCCGCACCCCCAGCGTGAGATGGGACATCTCGGGTTCACGACTGCCGAGGTCATCGTTCCCTGGCAGGAAGTTCCGCTCCCCGAGCTCGGGCGACGAATCAAGGGGGCGGCAGCGCCGTGATCGCTGAGCCTCCCGTGCGCGAGGACGGCCTCTGCGCTCACTGCGGCGGCCCGCGCAAGTTCCCCAAGCGACACCAGAAGGGGGTCGACCCGGCGTTGTACGAGCGCGACCCCTTCTGCGCGACATCGTGTGCGCGGGCGTGGCACGGCGTTCCACTCACCAATGTCCTCGGCGGCGATCCGAGCGAGCGACGCGGGCGCTATGAGCGGGTGGCGGCGTGACCCGCATTCTGGTCTCGGGCGACTTCCAGATCGGCGCCGGCCAGACCTTGGGCCGCACGCTCGTCGACCAGGACGAGCTGCTCGCGCGCATCGTCGACATTGCCGAGCGCGAGCAGACCGAGCTCTTTCTGTTCCTGGGCGACGCGTTCCAGAACCGCTCGACGAACCGCGACCAGGACGAGGTCTTCATGCGCTTCCTCGTCGCGATGTCGCGCGTGTGCCCGATCCTGCTCCTGGGCGGAAACCACGACTGGCGCGGGTACGAACGCGCGTCGACTGTCGGCATCTTCCGCGAGATGGGCGTCCGGGTGGCGCTCGAGCCGGGCGTGCACCGCTTCGGCAAGGTCGCCGTTGCGACGCTGCCCTGGGCCGCTCTCGGTCACCTCGTCGCGGCGAGTGACGGCGGCGAGCGCGCTCGAACGAACGAGGAGGCGGCTGCTCACCTGGTGTCCATCGCGGGCGGATTGCGTTCTCAGATCGCGCAGGATGAGATCGCGATCCTGGCCGGGCACTGGGCGGTGACGGGGGCATCGCTACCGACCGGCCTGCCAGTCGAGATGCTGAAGGAGCCCGTGGTCGAGATCGCTGACCTGCTCGCGCAGAAGTGGGACGCGGTGGTCTTGGGGCATATCCACAAACCTCAGGTGATGAGCCAGGACCCGCTGGCGCTCTACGTCGGGTCGCCTTGGGCGAACGACTGGTCGGAGGCGTCGAATCCTCATGGCGTTTGGATCATGGATTCCGCGATGAGTCCAGGCTCGGGCTGGGTCGCGATTCCCGATCACCCGTTCATCACCTTCGAGCCCGAGGTCGGGATGGATCTCGATGCGCTGGCCGAAGGTGCCGCCGCGGTGGAGGATGCGATCGTGCGCGTGCAGATCAGCGCGACGCCCGAGCAGGCGCGCAGGCTCGACCTGGCGGCGCTCAAGGAGGCGCTCTACGCCGCTGGCGCCCACTTCATCGCCCCGATCCAGCTTGAGATCGTGAAGCCGGAGCGCGCCCGTATCGAAGGCCTGAACGAGGATCTGGACGAGCTGGCGGCGCTCGAGCTGTGGCTCGATGCGGCGGGCGTCAACGGAGACCGGGCGGATGCGCTGCGCGAGCGCACACAGAGCTATCTGGGGGCGGTGCGATGAATGCCCATCCTCTCGCAGACGTCTTCCCGGCCATGTCTCAGGAGGAGTTCACGCGCCTCGCGGACAGCATCGAGCGCGACGGTCTCCTCGATCCGATCACGCTGCTCGATGGGGCGATCCTTGACGGTCGCCATCGGCAGCGCGCCTGCGATGAACGCGGCGTCGAGCCGCGCTATGAAGAGTGGAATCCAGCCTGCGGCATCACTCCACTTGAATGGGTAATCGCGCGCAATCTTGATCGTCGACAACTAACAACTGGGCAGAAGACGGCTCTTGCAGTTGAACTCGAACCGCGACTGGCTGAGGCGGCACGAGAGCGGGAGAATGCCAGGAAGAAGGGACTATCATCAATTGATGATAGTCCCCCGCCAAAGGTTTACCAGCGAAGTTCGGCGCACCTCGCGGGGAAACGATTCGGAGTTGGCGCGGCCTCTGTCGGAAGACTCAAAGCGGTTCGTGACCGAGATCCCGTCGTCTTCGAACGCGTCAAGACGGGGGAACTAACAGTCACGAAAGCGCGGAGTCTGATCGGCCTGACTCCGGACCATCGTGCGCTGACCAGCCACACCAGGACGAAGCTCGCCGACGCGCTCGGGCCACTGCGGATGTACCTCAAGAACTGGGACGAGTCTCGGCTATACGGCTTGACGCCAAAAGAGGCGCGACGTCTGCTGCGGCAAGTCCAGGAAGTCGATGCGGTTCTCTTCGAGGTAGAGCGCGCGCTCGAAGCCCGGACCGTTGTTTCTCGCGCGCTGAGATGAGGAGCCCGATGACGACAGCAACAAAGCCGATCCCGTCTGCGTTCGATGCATTGTCGCGCTATGACGGGCGCAATGAAGAGACCGCGAAGCTGAGCCGGCTGCCTCTCGATGCGATCCTGATTCCCGATTTCCAGCGCGATAGGATCGCGCCCCACATCAAAAAACTGACTGCCGAGTACGACGCGACGGCATTCATCTTTCCCATCGTCGCGCTCTTCAAGGGGAACCTCATTGACCTCGATGGGCAGCAGCGCCTCGCGGCGGCCGAGGCGCTCGGCGAGCAGCGCGTCGTCTGCGTTCTGATCGAGGGCATCGCATCGCGCGAGCGGCTCGCCGATCTCTTTCTCAAGTTCAATCGCGACCGTCGTCTCCTGAACGCATTTCAGAAGTTCGTCGCGGCGCTTGATGCCAAAGATCGCGGCACTCTGTCGATTCACGCGATCCTTGAAAGGCATGGGAAGCATGTCGCGAAAAAGGCGTCGGCGAACGGCGGGATGCCTGCTGGCGCGGTGACGAGTGTCCACGCGAACGGCGGCAACGATCGTCTCGATCGCGTCGTGCGGACTATCAGGCAGGCCTGGCCGACGCCAAGTCAGGAAGCACACGAGGCTGAGACGATTCTCGGGCTCGCACTCTTCCTCAAACGGGACTGGGAGAAGATCGACGACAACCGTCTGATTTCCGTCCTTCGGAAGCACCACCCTGGTTATCTCCTTGAGGCAGCCGATCATCAGCGAGGAGCTTTGCGCGCCTCATACAGCGATTACATCCGCGATCTCTACAACAAAGGTCTGCGGGGGAAGGGTCGCCTGTGAACCCTCTGTCCCTGCGCGCCACCAACTACCGCACCTTCGAGGATCTCTACTTCGAGTTCCCCCCGGGTTGCCTCGCGATCCTCGGAGCGAACGGAGCGGGCAAGTCCTCGATCGTCAACGTCATCGACCTGTGCCTGTTTGGACCCGAGGGACGCTCATTCGCCGACTACCTGACCGACGACGGCGACTCCACCGAGCTCGAGCTCGAGCTGACCTTCGCGCACGCGGGCGAGACCTATCGCGTGCGCAGAGGCTTCTCCGCGCACGGGCGCGGGAAGACAACGCTCGACTTCGAGCGGCGCGTCGGGGAGTCTGACGAGTATGAGCCGCGGAGTCGCGAGTCGCAGAAGGAGACGCAGGCGCTGATCTCCGGGACGCTCGGCCTCTCGCGCGCGACCTTCCGCGCGTCGGCCTTCCTCGCGCAGGGTGACAGCGCTGCCTTCACCGAAGCGACGCCGCGGGAGCGGCTGTGGATCCTCGCCGACGGGCTCGGGCTCGGTATCTGGGAGCGCCTGCGAGACGCCTGCCGGGTCGACAAGCGCACTGCCGAGCGCGAAGCCGCCGAGCTTGCCGGCCGGATCGCGCTACTCGAGGAAACAGGCGGCGACGTGGAGGCGCTGGGAAGGGCGCGCGACGAGGTGCGTGCTGCGGGCGGCGCTGCTCTCGAAAGCCATGCCCGCGCCGAAGCGTCGCTGGCTCGAGCCGCCGAGCAGGTCTCAGCGCTCGACGAGGCAGGCGCGAGCTATCGCGCGGCGCACGCGCAGCTCGAGGCTGCGCAGGCGCGCCTGCGCGAGCGGCGCTCACTCGTCGAGCGTGCGGCGGCTGCGAAGCTCGAGGCGGTCTCCGTCCAGCAGCAGGCTGACGCAATGGGGGCGCCGGCGGAGAGGCTGGCCGAGCTCGATGAGATTCGCGTCGGACAGGAAGCCCTGCGCGAGCAGCGCCGTGAGCGCGAGGCCATGCGCGACAGCTACCTCGCAGACGCCAAGGACGCTCAGCGACAGGCCGTGACGCTGGTCGACGAGCGCCAGGCCGTGTACGCCTCTCTCGTGACCTTGCAGCGCCAGGCCGCCGAGCTGAACGAGGCCGGGCGCGAGCACATCTGCCCCACCTGCGAGCAGGTGCTCGCCGGCGCCGCTCACTCCACCGCGCTCGCCCGCATCCGTGAGCAGCTGGGCGACGCGGAGCAGCGGGTGGATGCCTACGACGAGCGCATCGCAGCACTCAGGGAGCGCGAGAACGGGCGCAGGGCTGCCGCCGAGAAGATCGAGATCCCCGACGCGCCGAGCGACGAGAACGTCTCCGCGCTCACGCAGGAGATCACCCGCTGGCGCGCTACGGAGACGAGCCTGGCCGTCGCGAACCAGAAGCTCGCTGCGCTCGCGACCACGATCGCCGAGGTCACGCCCGAGCTGACCGCCGAGGTCGCCCGTCTCGCCGGCGAGCTCGTCTCCGCGCAGGACGCGCTAGCCGCTCTCGCCGAACCCGAACCGGGAGCGCTCGAGCAAGCGCAGGTGGCCGCTGTCGCCGCCAAGGCTCAGCTCGACAGCGTGTCGCAGCGGCTTACCGAATCGCGCGCCTCGCTCATTCGCGCGGACTCCGCGCTCGAGGGAGCGTACAAGATCGCCGAGGAGCTGACTTCGTGTCATGCGAGGCAGGAGCGACTCCTCGGCGAGCTCGACCTGCTCGCCCTGCTCGAGCGCGCCTATGGGCGCGACGGCATTCCGGCGCTGATCGTCGAGTCCTCGGCGATCCCGCAGATCGAGACCGAGGCCTCGCGCATCCTGAGCGCGCTCGGCACCAGCTATCGAGTCGAGCTACGAACGCAGCGCGCGCTCAAGTCGGGCGACGGGCTCGCGGACACGCTCGACGTGGTGGTGCTCGGCGAGGCGGGCGAGCGGGCGTACGAGAGCTTCTCGGGAGGGGAGAAGTCCCGCCTGAACGTCGCCCTCAGGATTGCCCTGGCACGCCTGCTCGCGCGCCGGCGCGGAGCGGAAAGCCGGATCCTCGTCCTGGACGAGATCGAGTACCTCGACGCACCGGGGCAGATGGCGCTCGCGAACGTGCTGAAGGAGCTCGCGCTTTCCGACTTCGACAAGGTCGTCTGCGTCTCGCACGCAGACACTCTCCGGGACGTGTTCGACAACGCGATCACGGTGGAGAAGGACGGCAACCGCTCGAGGATCGCAGCGTGACCGCCCAGGCGCTGCCACGGCTGCTTGATAGGAAGGCGCTCGCCGAGGAGCTTGGCGTGAAGCTCGCGACCGCTGAGCGAATCATGCGCCACGTTCCGAAGATCACCCTCGGCCGGCGCGTGTACGTGACCGAGCAGGCCGTCGTCGCCTATCTGAGGAAGGCTGAGAGCGAGTGAGCGTACCGAAGGCTGAGGCCGAATGACTGTCCGCGTCCACAAGGACGTTCCTGCCTGCTGTCGCCAAAGTCTCCTCGACTTCGCCAAGCGCGACCTTTACATGGGTGGCGGTGAGCCGGGAGATCAGATCGGCTGCGCTTGCGGCCACCGGCTCGTCTACGACTGGCGCGGGTGGCGTGTTCGCGCAGCCTCGAACCAAGACCGTGCTCCAGCAAGGAGGCCGGCGTGAGCGCGACGATCCCGCTCCCGGTCTTCTACTGTTATGCGCAGGCGTGGGCTTGGCCGCGCGTGACAGAGAACTCTGTCTCGAACCAAGAGCGAGGGCCGGACGCATGAAGACGCGAGCGCAGGAAGGCATCGAGAACCGCCTCGCCCGTCGCCGAAATGCTGCGCTGCAAGATCAAGCTGACGCCGCGCATCGCCGCGCTAGTGCCGAGGAGAGAACCGCGACGGCGCTGGAACGACTCGTGGCTCAGATGGGCGATCTGGCTAAGCGTGTTGCACGGCTTGAAGAACGAGATCCAGCGAGCAGGAGCGAATGAGCGCACCGGTGAGGTACTCGATCCGCGGACACCGGATGGAAGGCTCGATCTTCACGTCCGAGTGCGGAGGCTGTGGGATGCCCACGCTGGGGCAGGACGAGTTCCACCCCTACGAGGCTTGCATGGCGTACAAGGACACGCACAACAGCGTCTACGTCGAACGTCTGATTGAGCCGCTGTATCGCCAGCGCATCCTCCGCGATCCGGCGGTATCGAACCAAGACCGTGATCCAGCTTCGAGACAGGAGGGCGCGTGACCAGCGAGGAGAAGCAAGCGTTCGCGGACGAGGCTGAGAAGGCGCTGTCCCACCGAATGATCGAGGGCGTGGTGGATGAGGCGCTGTTCAACCACGGTGGCGACAAGTCGAGTCTCCTCTACTACTCGCTGATGAAGGTCGCGATGTATACGGCCTCCGTCGCCCGCGCTCAGGCTCTCGGCATCGACCCGGACGAGCTTCGCAGCACGCCGGACGAAGCAAACGAGCACATGCTTCGACGTGCCCGCTCATTCGTCGCGGCCGGTAAGCCTGTTCTCCGCGTGGATGAGTCCGGCGTCACGAGGCTCGACTGATGAGAGGGAAGCCGTGAGCGCGTCGAACCCCACGAGGGGAGCGTCCTCAATTGAGGTCGTCGTGAGTGAGCTAGAGAAGATCGCGCGAGTGATGCGCATGGTGCAGGACGACTGTGAAGCGGAGGCCATGTCCATCGACGGCAAGCCCTTCACGGCTGGGGTGGTCGCTGAGCAGTTCGGGAACTTCTGGCCGAAGTCAAGGCCGTTGCTCGTGCTGTGGAACTGCTCGCCGCAGCTTCTAACCAAGAGCGAGGGCCGGACGCATGAGCGGGCCGCTGCCGGAGAACGAGACACGACGCGCGCCATCCTCGGTCTTGCTGGGGCGATGAGTGCTGCCGCCGATCAGGCGCGGGCCATGACGGATGCCGAACTCGGCGAACTGCTCCTCACGGGTCGCTGGACGACGATCGAGATTCACGAAGCTGGTCGCAGGCTTACTCGTGCAGCACAAAGCCAAGAAACGAGTCACTCAAGCAGCGAGGCGAGTTCATGATCGGTGATCTCCCGCAGCGGCTTCGCATGGGAGTAGACGTCGAGCGACATGGACGCCTTCGCGTGCCCGAGCCTGCGCGCGAGCTCGACCGCGACGACGCCCTGTTGATGCCAGAGCGACCCGCGCCGGTGGCGCAGGAGGTGCGGGTGGATCATGCTCGCGTCGCGGAACTTGCGCCACACGGTGACTCGCGAGGTTCGGAACGGCACGCGTTCGGCAAGAGCCTCGGCCACGAGCGGCAAGCACGGGACGAGGCGACTCGTGCGCTGCCCCTTCACGGCCTCCCTGCGAAAGCGTACGGCTTCGTCCTGGATATCATCGCGGCGCAGGCTCAGAGTCTCGGACACGCGGCTCCCGAGCTGCTCCATCGCGAGCGCGGGGTAGCGCACGTCGTCAGTGAGCGCGCGGAAGAGCGCGATCACGTCCGGCGCGTCGGGCGGATCGAGCTCATCTCTGACGACGCGTGGAAGCTCGACTCGGCGAGAGCGCGCGACGTTCGCACCGTCGGCGAGGTCGAGGATCATCCGAAGCTGCCCGACGTAGCCCACGACCGTCGCCGGGGAGAGCTCCTCGACGAGGTCGCCGACCCAGGCCACGACGTCCCCGACGGCAAGCTCATCGACCACGGTCGTTCCGAGATCCTCAGCGATGCGCTTCTGCCGCGATCGGTATCCGCTCCGAGTCGAGTCGGATATGCGGCGCTTCCCCGCGAGCCACTCGTCCTGCAGCTCGCCCACGCTCAGCGCGGGGGAGACCACGCGGCGGAGCTCCACCCTCGGGTTCAGACCGGCCGCGAGCCACTCGGAGATCACGGCCTTGCGAGTGTTCGCATCCTTCATCGTGCGGAAGGTTCCGCCGTGCTCGAGATGCGTGTAGCGCCCGCCGCGGCGGTACTTCACATCGAAGCGTCGAACCCCCGAGGGGAGCGTCCTCGCTCGCACGTACAGCGTCGCCAAGGGGCGTTGAGCCTAACGACTGTGCATCCCCGGTGCGTCATCGCCCGAGCGAATGCGCTCGTTTGCAGGAACCCAGACAACTTCGTCAATCCTGCCAGCGGGGTAGCAGTAGCGCCGAGAGCCGTGGAGCAATGCGGCTGCGAGGCTCGCCCGGTAGCGCTCGGCGGCAGGGGTGTGCATCACCGGTGCATCACAGGAGCAGCCGTATGACCGCGCTCCTCGTCGAGCTCGCGCAGGCGAAGGACGGTCGGCGACTCCGCTACTTCGACGCTGGCGGGATCGTGAGGGCTGAGGCGTGACGACGGAACGCTCCGTGTCTTCGAGGCTTCACTCGCGAGAGGAAGAACTCGCTGCGCTGATCGCTGAGCAGGAGAGAGACGCCCGATATGGCGATCGCGTTCTTACCGAGCGAAGGCTCTCTCTCGACTACGCATTTGACGATGGGTTGAGCTTCTCCGAGATCATCGGTGGGCCGGACAGCAGTCTTGTCGCGCTTACAGACGAGCCTGATTCGATCGTGCGTCGTATCCCGCGACCGCAGAAGTGGACGTGCCGACAGATCATCAGCGCCATCCAGAAGTGGGCTAAGGAGCACGGGGAGCCACCGCTCTACAAAGAATGGAAGCGGCCGAACGGACGTGGTATCCCGTCCACCGCATCCGTGGCCCGAGCCTTCGGTTCGTGGAACGCAGCGATAGAGGCCGCTGGTTTTTCGCCTCGTCCTGTAGGAGGCACGAGCCATCAGGAACACCTACAAGGCAAGCGCCTCGTTCGGCGCATTCGCAGGCGTAAGCGCACGGCTTATCTCACACCCGAGAAGATCGCGGCGGCATACGTGCTGTACGACAGGCAGGGACTCTCGATGCCCAAGCTCGTCGAACTGCTCTGGAAGTCGTATGGCTATCGCTCGCGTAAGTCGTGCTACACGGCTCTGCTCCGAGCGTTCCATGCCGAAGGCTTCCGCATGCGAGACAAGCGCGAAGCTGCAGCGCTCGTTGATTGGAGCGTTCGACACGAGCGTGCTCGCAAGGGCGGACTCACTGCGTCAGAACGGAGGGCCGCATAGCGTCGTGACCTTCCTCTCTGGCCTCCCACCTTCCCCGCCGCCCCCGCCGCCCCCTAACCGCTCGCGCAGGTACTCCTGGAGATACCAGAAGATAGGACGGCGCGGCCCGTGGGCTTGGTACGGCTGGGTCGGTGCATGGCAGCCAGGGTTCTCCGCATCCACTGAGAAGCGGCTGCGCAACAAGCTAGCCCGATTCATTCGCAAACAGCGAACCCTTGAACGTACTCACACTGAGTCGCGGCGCTCCTCGTGAGCATAACCCTCGTAGATCTCGATTCGCCTTTGGCAAGGGTTCTTGGGGTTCGTGTGGCTGCTGGTCTTGCTGCGGAGGGAGGGGCGGCGGTGAGCGCATGAACTTCGCGACCAACCAAGAAAAACTGTGACGAACTGGGAGAACGTGAGCTTCGACTACGTGCGGCTCGTGGGCTTCACCGAGCCGACGCGCCGTTGGCTGTGCGAGGTCGCGGAGGCGATGTTCGGGGGCGATCCCGAGCGGATGCTCTCGCTCGAGCAGGCCGCCGTGCTGTTCTTCGTCCTTCGCCGCGAACAGGAGGACTCTTTCCCTGGAGGCAAATGGGCGACGATCCAGCACCTTGAGTCGCTGATCGCAGCCGCCGCAGACCGCGCGGCTTGCCTCGCGCCAGTCCAAGCCGGGACCGAAGACCCGGCCTCCCCAGCGATCGGAGAGGACGCCTGAGACTTCTCGTGAGCATCCTCGTCATCGCTCTACTCGCATTCGCAACCGCCACGGCCCTGAGCCGTGCGAAGAGCTCGGGCGCGGCCGGTGGGGTTTCACCGTCGGCGGATCGTCGAGCGCAGGGATCGATAGCCCGCGTGTCCGCGCCCGAGAACTGCCCCGCCGCCAGACGCGCTTTGAGGTTCTACGCCGGTCGCGCGAACGGATGGCGGGCGAAGATGGGCGTGCGAGTCCATGTCGATCCATCGGGGCAACAGGCACACCTTCGGGCAATGGCCTGCTCGCGCGTTCGTTATCTCGCCCACCTCTGGCAGCGCAAGGCATTCCAGGCGCGGCGGGCGTATGAGCGGTGGCACTGGCGGCAGTACGCGTGGCGGGAGTGGTTGCCGGCGAAGTGGCAGCGAATATTCCATTGCGAAACGCCGACCAACGGGCGCTACATCAACTGGCAGCACAACTCCGGAACCTATGAAGGCGGTCCGGGATTCCATTACGGCACATGGGATCGATACAAGCCTCGCGGAGCACCAGAGCGGGCTGACCTGGCGACACCCCGCGAGCAATACCAGTGCGCGCTCAATGTGTACGCGCGCGTTGGCTACGGAGCCTGGGGGTGTGGTGACGCATGAGCCGCGCCATGCCCGAGACTCTTGAGCAGGAGCTAGAGCGTCTCGTCACCGACGCCGACTATCGCGTAATCGTGGTGCACGCGAGCGACAGCTACCTCAACATGCGGATCGTCTACCTGCCGCACCTGAGCGTGCGCGGCGAGGGTCCATTTTTCTACATTGCCCACGGGCTGATCGCCGAGCAACACTTCATGCAGCGCAACCCGTCGAAGCGGTGGCGGAAGGCCCGCGAATGGGCACAGCGCGAGATCAGCGGGCACCGAGGGTTCGTCCAGGGCGTCAACGTCGCGTGACCATCGCCACCCGCCCCACCCGCGCCGAGCTATATGCGCTGTACGCGCCGCTGCGCAACGAGGGCTACACGGTCGCCGAGATCGCCGCGCGCTACGGCAAGGCGCGCTCCTCTGTGCACGCGATCCTTGACGATCCCGACGGCTCCAAGCAGCGCGCGCGCAGACGCCGCTACCAGGGCACCTGCGCCACCTGCGGCGCCCGCACGGACGGCTCCAACGGCTCGGCCAAAGCGCCGCGCTACTGCGCTACCTGCTTCCCGCTCTCACCCGAGTTCGCGGCCCAGAAAGCTGCGCAGACGTACTGGACGCGCGAGCTTCTGATCGAGCGTATTCAGGAGTGGGCCGAGTTGTACGGCGAGCCGCCGGCGATTCCCGACTGGAGTCCGAGCCAAGCGCGGTGCAACCATGACGAGCCGCGCGCTCGCCGCTTCGAGGACGCCCGTCCGCACTGGCCGTGGTTCACGTCGGTCGTTCGCGTCTTCGGCTCCTGGCGCGCCGGGCTTGAGGCGGCCGGCTTCGAGGCGCGCGCACCACACGGCGGCGGGGGCAACGTGCTGCGACGGCGCTCGCAGCGGGCGCGTGCGCTCGAGGAGGTGGCGTAGTGGCGACGAGTCAGGCCACGGGCTCGGAAGGTGCGGCGCAGGGTTCTAACCACGGGCACGTCGAGCTGACGCTGCGTGCGCTAAGGCTGGAGCGCGGGCTCTCTATCCGTGACGTGGAGAATCTGAGCGGGATCAGCCGCGCCTGCCTGAGCATGATCGAGCGCGGGCGCGAGCTACCGACACCAGAGCAGCTCGCCACGCTCGCGGACGTGTACGGAGTCGTGGGACGCTGGCGCTTCGTGACCCTAGTGCTGCTGGAAGAGAGGCAGGCGTGACGAGGTACGCGGCGACCACGGCTGTGCCCGTCGAGCGCTCGCGCGGCGAGATCGTGGGCGAATGGGTTACGCCACAGCTCGTCGAGGTGTATGCGAACGGTGTCATGCCGGGGACGCTCAGGCTCGCTCTCCCTGAGAAGGCGAACGCATGAGCGATCCAATCGGGCACCTGACGCCAGGGGAACTCAAGGCATGGCAGACGTTCGTCGAATACTTCCGTCGCGAGCAGCTCGTCGGTATCTCGAAGTCGGCCGTCTTTATGTCACTGGTTCCCGACGAGGAGGGCGATGTCCAGTTCTGGGCGCAGCTCGGCTGCGCAATCATGCTCGACAAGCCGATCATCGCCGTGGCGATTCGCGGTCGCGATGTCCCGCCGAAGCTTAGGCTCGTCGCTGACGAGATCGTCCGCGCTGACATCGACACGGACAGCGGCAAGCAGGCGATCCTTGAGGCGCTGGAAAGAGTTGGCGCGTGAGCGGTCCCAGCCAGGGCGCCCTTCCCAGCCTCGAACGTGAGGTGGCCCTGAGCGAGCGCCAAGCCCTCGCGCTCACGATCATCCGCACGCGCGGTCCGATCTCGTCCGGCGAGCTCGGGGCGCTCGTGCGCGAGGCGCGCGGCGGCAGGATCACAGGAGCAGAGTTCGATCAGTCGAACGGACGGAAGCTCGGCGATGCGCTGGCGCGCGAAGGGCTCGTGCGCTACTGGCGCGGCTCGGGCTGGGTGGACGGAGAAGTGCTAACACATGAGCTGCTAGCAGATAGCTATGACCCGGCGACGGCGGAGATCCCGTTCTAGTGCTCGAGCGTGAGCTTCAAGACGGCGTCGCGCAGGTCGCGCGCCTACTCGGCTACCGCGTCTTCCACGCGCGCCCGGCCTGGACGCAGAAGGGCTATCGAACGCCCGTCTCCTACGACGGCAAGGGCTATCCGGATTTGACGCTGGCCGGCAACGGGCGAGTCATCTTCGTCGAGCTCAAGTGCGGCAGGAACGTCCTCTCCGCCGAGCAGGCGGCCTGGCTCGAGGCGCTGCGCGCAGCCGGCCAGGAGGCGTACGTGTGGAGCGAGCGCGAGTGGGCGGAGGGGATCGTGGAGGCCGTGCTCAGGCGCGGAACGCGGCATGAGATCGAACCAAACGCGGCCTGACGGCCGCAGGAAGGAGCCCATCGTGGCTACAGCGACAGAGGAGATCGTTTACTCCGAGCAAAAGGAGTGGGAGGTCCTGCAGGACGACGCAAACCTGCCTTCGGACCCCGATGGCAAGGCCTTGTTCGATCGCGACGCCTACCAGGCGCCGGAGCTTCGCATCGACCAGGTCGACGGCCAGGAGGTCGACAAAATCTGGCTCAAGTTCTCCGGCCGTGTGGCACTCGATCGCACGCAGGCCGCGGACGTCGCGCTCTTCAATCGCGTCCGTCTCGGTCACGAGCTCGAGCTGCGCGTCGCGGGCAAGGGCTCCCGTGTCGGCACCGGCTACACGACCTCCAAAGGCGGAGACCTGGAAGCGATCGTCGGCGAGCGTGAGCTGCGCATCGACAGCGTGTACGTGTTCTCGGCCGAGGAGCTATAGCGGGGTGGCCTGGCGAGCGATCCAGGACACGGTCGGACGCTCGGAGTCGCTGGCCGAGCTCTCGCATATCGCCGAGCGGATCTACTGGCGGCTGCTCGCGCACTCCGATCCCTGGGGCAGGGTCGACGCGCGACCCCGGAAGCTCCGCGCTCTGTGCTGGCCGATGCTGCCCGAGATCAGCGACGAGGAGGTCGGCTACGCGCTCCTCGAGATCGAGACGGTCGGTCGCATCGTCGTCTTCGAGAGGCGCGGTGACCACGTTGTGCAGCTAGTCGACTTCGAGGCAAATCAGCCTCGCGATGCCATCCGCCGGCGGCCCGAGAAGAGCCGATTCGCCGATCCGCCGGACAGTGTCCGCCCAACTGCCGGACTTGTAACAGCGCTGTTCGGCCTCGGCGAGCAAACCAGCCTATTAGCAGGGGATTCCGGACAGCGTCCGGCGCACAAGCGGACAGTGTCCGGCAAGGCGGCGGACACTGTCCGCGGAGAAGAGACGGAGAGAGAGACGGAGAAGGAGAAGAGAGAAAAGCTTACAACCCTTCGAGCGAGCGAGCGTGAACTACAGGACGCGCATCGCTCGCCGGCTTCAGAACACGCTGAGGAGGACGATCCAGAGCCAGACCTCGGTGGACTCGAAGCGCCGATGACTCAGGCGGTGGCTCGGGAGCTTGCGCGCGCGCGCAACCCTGCCCCGGAAGGAGCGACGACATGAGCGAGGTCTACCTGTGGACGGAGATCCGGCTGCGCGCGGTCGAGCTCTTCCGCGACGCTCCTTCGGCGACGCAGGAGCAGCGCGTCCTCGACGTCTTCCGCGAGCACCCCGCGCTCGTCGTCGAGGCGGTCGAGCACGTAGGGCGGCGCTTCCAGACGGGGCAGGTGCGAAACCCGTGGGCGGTCCTCGCCAAGCACGTCGAGCAGGCGATGCGCCCACTCGACGACGTCAGCGCAACCGACGAGCGCGACCGCGAGCGGGCGGTCTCTCGAGCCGAGCAGTGGCTGCGCGCAGCTGGTCAGCACTTCGACCGCGAGGAGGAGATTCTCGAGGAGCTCTTCGGCGAGCTGGGACGTCTGCGGACGTGGAGAGACGACGAGCCGCTCAAGGTGCGCATGCTCGCGCTCTTCGGCGAAGTCCGCGCCAGGGGCGACACGATCGTGCAGGAGGCTTCAGAGCGGGCAGAGCACTGGCGGTCGACGACCGGTCTGCGCTACCGGCTCGAGCGCGACCCCGAGTTCCGGCGCAGTTACCTCGCCGAGCACCCGGAGGCCGTCTCGGACGAGCCTCGACTCGACGGCGATCCCGAGCCCGTGCTCGACGACCCGGAGCCGGTGGTCGCATGACCCCTCGAAGCCAGGAGGCCCCATGAGCGTCGCCCTCTTCACGAACGTGCTCGCGAACCTGCCAGCCGAGCGCGTGCGCTCACTCGACGCGAGCCTCGCCGCTGAAGGCCTGGGCGGGATCGAGGCCGTGTACGTGAGCGTGTGGCCGGAGCCGACCGAGGAGCTCGAACACCGACGAGCGAACCGAGCTGCGTTCGGGCAGTGGCGAGCCGCCACTGGCGTCCCGACCTGGGCCTGGATCGTGTGCTCGAAGGACCAGGCCGCCGACGCGACTAAGATCGTCGAGCTGCACGAGCAGCTCAGACCCAGCGGCTGGAAGCTCAACATCGAGGCGCCGCTGAATCACGCCAAGCTCGGGGTGCTCCTGAAAGGCGCACTCGCTACCACCGTCCCACTCTCGGCCTCCCTGGCGGGGCAGACGGCGTCGCACATGAACTACGACTACCGCGCCCTCGAGCGAGCCGGCGTCGAGATCGACTGGCAGGCGTACTTCGACTCGGGCGAAGGGCAGCCGCCGGCGCTGAGCGTAGCCGAGCTGTACCAGTCGAGCTTCGTGATCCCCGGCTGGGAGTACCGCCACCGGCTGGACGTCTACTACGGCTGGGGCAAGGTTGGCATGGTCTCGGGCGGAGAAGCCTGGCTCGACTCGTACCGCCGGCCGGGGACTTCGGACGGCCGCTTCACGGTCGCTCCGCGCGAGTGGGGGTGGTGGGTCGTTGATCATGCCCTGCGCCGGAACGGCCAGGTCGGCACGCTCATGGGCCGGGCCGCCTACGCGAGGATCCGGATCACGCTCGACGTCACCCGGACCGCGCAGGCCCGCCCGCCCGCGCACTGGACACCGATCGCAGCTTCCGCGCGGGTCGCAGGCGCGAGCAAGCGGCCGCTCTCAGTCTACCTCGCCGAGAACACCTCGGACGAGGTCATCGTGGCGATAGCGCGCGGGGCGGCGTGAGGACGCACCACATAGGCGGCGAGTCTGTGAGCGTGGCTCGCAGCGGTCCCTACGGCGATGTCCGCGACGTCCTCGCAGGACTACCGCATCACCAGGGCGGCGCGTACTGGCAGACGGACATCTTCCCGCGCAAGCACGCCTACCTGCGCGAACATGCGCCTCAGGCGCGCAGCGTGTTCGAGTTCGGAGCGCTGGTCGGGTACTTCCTGGTGACGGCGCTCGACGCGTGTCCTGGGATCGCGCGGGTTAGCTGGCTCGACAACGAGCTGCACACGCCAGAGTCGAACCGTATGACGCGCGAGAACCTCGATGCTGTAGGGCGGGTGGGCGAGCATCTATGGACGGACACCGTGAGGGACGTGGTCTCGGATGACTGCGAGCAGTACGACATCGTCCACGTCGACGGGGAGCACACGCTCCATGCGTGCCTCGTGGACTTGGGGTTGGCGCTCGCCATGCGGCCAAAGCTGATCCTGGTCGACGACACCGATGCGATCAGCGAGGTGCGAGAGGCGGTCGAGCTCTTCTCGGGCTACGTCGGCCTGGAGTCCGAGTACCACGACACCGTCAACGGCTTCGCGGTGCTGCGACCGTGACCCGCGAGGAACGCATCGCTGCGACCTGGGCGCTCCTTCGCTCGTACGCTGACTGGATGCCCTCGCCGCGCACCTCAACCGGGCAGATCGTTCGGCGCTCGGCGCTACGCGGTGAGGTGGCGTCGGCCTACGAGGACTGCCGCTCCTGCGCTGGCACGGGGCGCGTGCGCCGTGGCGGTGCGGATCTTGCCTGCTGCAGCTGTCGCGGTGCAGGGACGCGCTCGGTGGACGCCTACACCCGCCGCGAGGTGGTGCGCGAGCAGGCGCTCGATGAGATCCCCTACGAGCGACTGATCCGCTTCCGCAGGGTGCGCTGCGACGCGTGCGGCGGGTCCGGGCTCGTGTCGGCGGCGTCGGTCAAGGAGCCCGGCCTGCGCGACCTGCTCGAACTGGACGGCGCGCACCGGCACTGGTGGCGGCAAGCGCAGCGCGAGCGCTGCCAGCCTTGCCGCGGCTCGGGCTCAGTCGAGATAGTCGACGAGCGCCAGACCGACGCGAGCCTTCGCCGACTAGCCGCAGACGAGGCAGCGCGAGCGGGCGCTGCCTTCTCGGCTGACTGGCTTGACTCGGCCCTTGAGCATCGCCACTCGCAATGGGCGCAAGGCTCGTACGCTGAGCTCGCTGTGATCCTGCACGCGCTTGAGCTACGCGCCCCGCGGCTGCACGCATCGCTTCTGCGCCACGTCGTGTACGAGCCGGGCGAGTACGTCGTCTCGGAGAGGCTTCGCGCGCGCCTTGAGCGCGTCGTCGAGCGGATCGCCGGCGAGCTGCCCGGGCAGCTACGCGTCCCTGCGGACGTCAAGCTCGCTCACTCACGAAAGCACGTCGTCTGGCGACATCGCTCGGCGGCTGCGGATCACCAGCGCTCCAAGCGAAACGGTGAGATCGCGGCCCTCGTTCTCGATCACGGGCAAGCGCCTGTCAACGTCGCGATCATCCACGGCGTGACGCCGCGGCGCGTACGGCAGATCGTCGCGAGCGCAGCGGTGGCGATGCGCCACGAGCTGCACGGCGAGGCGGCGAGGTTCGCGCTGTGATGTTCCGCTGGCGACGGCAGGGCAAGCGACGGCAGGTCAAGCACGATGCTCGCTTCGAGCAGGCGATGCGCTGGGGCGAACCCTCCGGGATCTACCAGAGCACCTGCTCGTGCGGCTGGAGAGGGTTGATGTACCTGACCCCGGCTGAGGCCGAGCTGGAGGCAATGGAGCATGATCCCGTCTGGCAAACGCTGCCGGGTTATGCCGAAGCTAGAGGGAGGCTGCGGCTTCTGATCGAAGACCAGAAAAGCCTCGTCCGTCGGAGGTTCTCTTGACGTCCGTCATCCGCCCTCGCTAAAGTCTCGTCTGTCGCCTTCCCCGCTGGGCAGGGAAATCGCGAACCCCCTTTAGTCCGAAGTACGTCTACGGACAGGCGCGGCCGGGCTACTGTGCTTCTCGGGAGGCAACAATGGCGGGTACAAACGGTGGCCGCTCGAACGGCGGCCGACCCAGCTGGCAGCGCATCACGAAGGCGCAGCGCGAAGCCTTCCTCGAGCACATCCGCGCCGGCCTGGATCGCTCGCAGGCGACCGCGGCCGTCAAGGCGCCGAAGGGGTCGTTCCGCACGCTATGTCGGTTCGACCCGCTCTTCGAAGGCGACTTCGAGGAGGCGCGCCGCGCAGGCTTCGAACCGAAGGCTGAGAGCCTGCTCGCGCGCATGTGGGTGATCGCGCATAGCGATCACCCAAGCGCACTTCGCGCCTGTCATTACCTGAGCATGCTCTACTCGGCCGATTACCGCACAGCCCATGCGAGCGGACGACTTGGGCTGGCGCTCGAGGGGGCGGACGGCAAGGCGCTCGAGATCAAGCTCGCGTTCGACCCGAGCATGGTCGATGAAGGCTGACCTCTCGTGGTTTGAGCCGCTTCCGAAGCAGCTTGGCTTCATGCGCACAGCCGCCCGCGAGGCGGTCTACGCGGGCGGGTTCGGCTCCGGCAAGACGCTCTCGGGCGGGTTCCGCGCCCTCCTCGCCGCGGTAGAGCATCCAGGCACTGTCGGGCTCGTCGGCCGCCAGTCATACGGTGCCCTTCGCGACAACACGCAGAAGGTAATCCTCGAGGGCGACGACAAGCCGCCGATCATCCCGCCGGAGCTCATTGCAGCACGCTCCGAGAAGGGCGGGACGTCGATCACCCTGCACAACGGATCCGAGATCCTCTTCCGCTCATTCCAAGACTGGAACGAGACGAAGTTGCTCGGCCCGAACTACGGCTTCGTCTACATCGACGAGCTGACTGAATGCACAGAGCGGGTCTGGCTCGCCTTCCTCTCGCGGCTGCGTCATCCAGCAGGCCCCGAGCAGGCATGGGGCTCGACGAATCCGAACGGCCACGACTGGGTATGGCGACGCTTCCACTCCGAGTCCGGGCAGGCCGAGTCAGGGTCTCTCCTCGTCCATGCGCCGACCGAGGAGAACATCCATCTCTCGACGACGTACGTCGCCTGGCTTCGCTCGCAGCCACGCGAGTGGCAGAAGCGCTACGTGGACGCATCGTTCGACACCGCCGCCGGGATGATCTGGGACGAGTGGCAGCGCGAGGTGCATGTCGTCCCCAAGACGGTTGCGATCGAATACGACTGGCGCCGGTTCGAGTCGCTCGACCACGGCCGGCGCAATCCGACCGCATACCTGCAGTGGGTCATCGACCCCGATGGCTTCTGTCTCGTGTACGACGAGTATTACTCGCCGGGTCTCGTGTCCCAGCACGCGACGGCGATTGCCGTCACACGCGGCGCGCGCCAGTGGGGTCCGGTAATCGCCGACCGCCAAGTCTTCACCGCGGACGCCTACGGCAACACACCCGCCGCCGAGTACGGCAAGCACGGGATCACGATGCTCGCAGCCGACATGGACGTGAGCGCAGGTCTCCTGCGCGTGGCCGAGCTCCTGCTTCGCCACCCCGAGCGCGTCTTCCCCGCGTGGCATCCATGGGCGGGAACGCTCGGTCCGGACGGTCGCGGCTCGCCGCTTCTGTTCGTGTCGGAGCGCTGCTCTGCCCTTCTCGCCGAGATACCGAACTACGTGTGGCGCGATCTCTCGCCGACGCTCGAGGCGCGCCAGAACCAGCCCGAGGAGCCGCGCAAGCTGAACGATCACGCTTGCGACGCGCTTCGCTACGGGGCCATGTCGCGCCCGCGCCCGAACCCGCTCCCAGACGAGGTGCGAGAGCAGCGTACGGAGCCAGCCTCCGAGCGCCGGGCCATCTCGGCGGGCGTCCTCGAGCGCACCTTCTAGGGAGGGCACATGCGGATCGGCCCGATCGAGATCGGTCGCGTCCGCGCGGCGCAAAGCTCCGCGCCAAGGGCAGGTCGCGAGCTTGGCGCATCCGGCGTCATCAACCTGCAGGGTTTCTTGCAGCAGCTCGAATACTCGACCGAGCTCAGCGGAACAAAGGGGCTCGCGAACCTCGAGCGCATGCGCTCCTCGGACGGAGCAGTAACCGAGACGCTGGGGCATCTCGTCGCTCCGATCCGGAACGCGAACTGGGACATCGAGCCCGCCTCCGAGCAGGAAGACGATCTCGTCGTCGCCGAGGCCTGCCGGCAGGCGCTCTTCGAGTGGCCGACGCAGCCCTTCGCCGAATACCTCGACCAGGCCCTCGACTACCTCGTCTTCGGACATATGCTGTTCGAGACCGTGTGGCAGGTCGTTGACTCGCCGCTCACGGTCGATCGCCCTGACGCCGAGCCGCTCGAGATACCTGATCGCCAGTATCTGACCTTCCGTCGCTTCGCCCAGAGGCTGCCTTCCACGATCGTCAAGTGGAACGTCGCCGACGGTGAGCTCGCATCGGTCGAGCAGTCCGTGTTCAAGGACGCCACCTTCTCGCAGATCGAGCTTCCCGCGTCCGAGCTCGTCGTCTATGTCAACCAGCGACGCGGCGACGACTTCACCGGGCGGACGCTTCTTCGCGGCGCGTACAAGCACTGGGTCATGAAGGAGCTGATCGAGAAGATTGAGGTCGTTGCGCTCGAGCGTCACGGCGTCGGCGTCTGGGTCGGCTACCCCTCCGCGGCGTATGCCAATGACGACGCGGTGCTCGCCCGCATGGAGGACATGCTCGAGAACATCCGCGCAGGCGCGCGCACGTACCTCGTTGCGCCGGGGCCGAAGGCGCAATCCTCGGCGGCGGCGCAGGACGGGTTCCTGTTCGAGGTCGTCTCTCCCGGCGGGCAGATGCCCGACTTCTCGAAGGCCAAGGAATACCATCGCGGCGAGATCAAGGGCTCATGCCTCGTCCGCTTCGCCGAGCTGGGGCACGCCTCGGTCGGCGCACGCGCGACCGGCGACGTCCAGTCCGAGGTCTGGCGCGACTCACTGCACGCGATCGCCCGCCACATCGGCGAGGTGAACGACGAGCCGCTTCGCCGCTTCTGCGACGCGAACTTCTCGGGCGTCCGCCGCTACCCCAAGCTCGTCGCGCGCGAGATCGAGTCGAAGAACCTTGAGGAGTTCGCGAACGCCCACTTCCGACTCGTCACGGCAGGCGCGATCGCCGCTGACAGCTCGTATCGCCGCTACGTACGCGAGGTGCTGGGCGCCCCGGCGGAGGACGATCCCGAGGCCGCGGGCGCCGAGCGCGAGGCGTCTACGCCGACGCCGCCCGACGAGTTCGAGATCGAGGAGGAGTAGATGCCCGTGCAGAAGATCACGGTGGAGATCCCGACGCTGGAGATCACCGAGGACGAGCGCAATGAGGCTGCCGTCGAGATCGCGCGGGCTGTGCAAGGCGTCCTCCTGGCCTACCTCGAGTCGCGTGACGCCCTGCAGGCCGTCGTGACGCAGTGGGTCGAGCAGTGAGCACGCCGAGCACGTACTGCCCGGACTGCGAGCGCGAGATACCCGGCACACGCGAGGACTTCGTCGCGCATCGCGAGGACGCGCATCCCCCGGCGCCACGCGTCGTCTCCGTAGCCGGCGGGATCGAGTCTCAGGCCAAGGTCGGCAGTCCCGGCGGCGGCCGCTAACACCAGGGAGGCCTGACGAATGGCGAACATCCTGACCAACGCGGGTCGTGAGGGCTTTCTCGTCGCCTCGCAGGGCTGGAAGGCGGGATCCGTACCGGGGACGTGGGTGCCGTACATCGTCGGCTCCTGGGCCGGACCCGCGGCCGACGGCATCTTCCTGTCGAGCATTCCCGTCGCGGTGTGGCGGGCACGGGGCACCTACCTGACGACGAAGACGACGGCCTCCGGGATCGCCGACGCCGACGACACGACGCTCGTGGGCGTGGGCTCGGCGGGCTCGGCGACGGCGGTCGCCATCGTGCTCATCAACGAGACGGCTGCCTCGGACACCTCGCTTATGGGCGCCTACATCGACGTCGCGACCGGGCTGCCGTTCCTCCCCAACGGGGGCGATGTCTCGGTCGCCTGGGACAACGGGGCCAACAAGATCTTCAAGCTCTAGAGGGCCGACGACCCGTGCTCTGGATTCCCCAGAAGGGCAGGCTTCACCAGCAGCACAACACGGGCGCGGTCGGCTCCCTGAACATCGGCACGAACGTCACGACGGGAGCTGCGGCGGGAACGAAGGGCGCGGTCGCAGAGCTGATTGCCTCGACGAACTTCGACGCCTACTTGCTCGGGATCCACGCAGCCGACTACGGGATCTCGGCAATCGCCTGCGAGGGGATGCTCGACATCCTGATCGGGACCGCGACCGAGGAAGTGCTGATCGCCAACTTGCTCATGGGCCACTGCGCGGGGCCGAACTTAGCGGCGATCCCGGCCTCGATCGGGAAGTGGTGGCTCTTCCCCCTCTACATCCCGGCCGGAGCCCGGATCTCGGCGCAAGCTGCCGGCGCGCGCGTCTCGACCGTCGTCCGGGTCGCCGTCCATCTCTGGGGTGGGCATGGGATACCGCCCTTCCGCGTCGGCTCCAGGGTCATCACTTACCCGACCGCCCCCTCCGTCCCGCGCGGGCTCGCGATCACGCCGGGCGCGTCGGGAGCCGAGGGCGCGTGGACACAAATCGTCGCCGCGACCAGCGAGGATCACTTCGCGATCGTTCCGAGCTTCCAGGTCGAGACCGACACGACCGTCACGCAGAAGGCGTACGCGCTCGATATAGGCGTCGGTGCGGCCACCGAGGAGATGATCGCGGAGGGCTACTGGTTCGTGACGGGAACGGGCGAGGGGATGACCGGCTACTGGCCAGACATGCCTTGCTTCGCGAACGTGCCCTCGGGCTCGCGTCTCGTCGCCCGCGTCTCCAACTCGGGGACGAACGACGTCGCCTACGGAGCGATGCTGCATTGCGTCAGCTAGGAGGTGAGTGATGGCGATCAGCGAACATGCGACCGGCAGCCAGACAGCCACGATCGGGACGGAGCACACGCTCAACCCGACGACGCCCGAGACGACGGACGGCATCTACCAGCTCTGGATCGATACCTTGGCGATGGCGAAGGCCGACGAGACCGAGATTCGGATCAAGGAGAAGGCGCGCACTGGCGACACGCAGCGTCTCGTTTTCCTGGCGACCCTCACCGACACGCAGTCGGAGATGTTCGTCACTCCCACGCTGATCCTCATGAACGGCTGGGACATGACCTTGAAGCAGACGGCGGGAGTGGGAAGGGCCTACCCGTGGTCTGTCCGCAAGGTGGCCTGAGGTGGACACCCAGTACACACTCGCGGGCAAGATCGGCCTCGGCGATCAGCGTCCGGCTTGCGAGGAGCTAGCGACGCTCTTCTCTCACCTTCCGAACATGGGCGTGCGCGTCCTTGCGCTCGCGCACGCCCTCGACGGCACGCTCGTCATCACGCTCGACCGACCGCTCAGTGCTGACGAACGCGAGCACTTCGGGATGCAGTAAGTGTCAGCCTTCTGGTGGTACTCAGGTGCCGCCGAGGCGCAGCAGCTCGCAGGGGAGGCACCGCCTCCGGGGGTAAGCGGAGCCGGAGCAATCGCGAGCGCGGAGGCCTTCGGAACCCCCAACGTAATCCGGCACGTGCGCACAGCGGGTGTGATCGCATCCGCAGAAGCGTTCGGCTCGCAGAACGTGAGTCGGGTCGTGCGCAATGCTGGAGCCATAGCGAGCAGCGAGGCAGCGGGAGAGCCTCGCATGAACCGAATCGTGCAACCCGTCGGACTCGCGAGCGCTGAAGCGTTCGGGGCCGGTACCGCTCGCTTCCTCGTCTATCCGCTCGGTGTCGCTTCCGGGCAGGCCCTGGGACAGCCGACGGTCGGGATCACGCTCATCTTCTCGGCCGGCGGGATCGTCTCGGCGGAGATCTTCGGGCAGCAGCAGGTGCGCTTCGTCCTGCAACCGCTGGGGCTCGTGAGCGCAGAGACATTCGCTGTCCCGCGCGCGCTCTTCCGCATCCACCCTCTCGGCAGCGCAAGCGTGGAGGCGTTCGGCACGCCCAAGCTCGGGGACAAGCTCGTGTCAGCTGCGGGCGGCATCGCGAGCGCGGAGTCCTTCGGACTCGCGCGTATGCTGCGTATCGTCCGCCTGGCCGGAGCGGTTCCCTCGCTCGAGGCATTCGGCGATCCGCGCTTGTCGCGCGTCATCTCCCCAGTTGAGATCGCCTCGGCCGAGGCCTTCGGTAGCGCCTACGTGCGGCGGCGCGTTCTCGTCATAGGCCTCGTCAGCGGAGAGGTTTTCGGGATCGCCGAGATCCTCGGTGCCGCGGCGGCGCCGCCCGCCGGCCTCGTCATCGGCTCCGTCTTTGTCGCCGACCTTGCCCGCTTCGAGCTGCTCGTGCTCGACGGAGAGACGTACCTCGTCGTGAGCGAGGACATTGCGCTCTCAGCAGGGCCAGCGGTAGCCGAAGAGGAGCGCTACGGCGCACAGCTCGCGGATAGCGGGCTCGCTGGAGGGCCGCGCATCTCCGACCGGCACGGAGGCTGAGCCAGTGACGACACCCGACACGGTCAGCAGGTACGACCTCAATGACCTCGTCCGCTTCATCGCGACCTTCGTCTCGACCGACGCGATCACGGCTGCCGACGCCTCGACGATCACCTTCTACACCAAGAACCCCTCGGGCGTGATCGCGAGCTACGTGTTCACGGGTGGTGCCGGCGGTGGCTCCATCACCCGCCTGGGGGTCGGCGCATACGCGAAGGACTGGACGCTCGATGTGGTCGGCTCCTGGTTCTACCGCTGGGCCGCCACGGGCGGCATCCAGGCGAACGAGGAGTGGAGCGCGATCGTCGATCGCTCGTTCATTTTATAGCTTCGACTGAGAGAGGTCTCCCTGTGAGCGTCGTCGTCTGGGAGCCGCGCATCGCGCTCACCGCAGCCGAGGCCACAGTCGACTTCCCCGCTCACAACGAGCATATCGTCGAGCAGCGAACGGTGATCGAGGACGCAGCCTGGCCGACGGCTCGCCGGCTCGTCCTCACAAGTGAGGAGCTCGGCGGCTATGTCTCGCAGAAGGCTAGGGACGATCTGGCTGCCAGGCTCGAGCAGAGCCTCGAGCGCACGGCGCGCTTCGGCTTCCGCGAGGCCAAGCGGGAGATCGCAGCGCTCCGAGAAGGACGAGCGATCACTGCCGCAGTCGCTCTGCCCGAAGACGCCGGCGAGCACGGAGAACTGGCTCTGCAAGGGCTCGACGGGATCCGACGCTTGATCCGCCAGCGCTCGCATGAGGCAACGCTGCTTGTCGCCGACGCCGTCACAGAAGCCGGCAAGACGCCTGGGCTGACGACCGCGGAGCGCGAGGTGCTGCTGACCAAGGTTGCGCGCCGTGCTCTGCACAACAACGTCCTCGAGATCGTCGGCGAGACGCTCAACATGGGCCGCACCGCCGGAGCGCTGTCGCTACCCGTCCCGCCCGAGTTCGCGCTTCGCTCCGAGCAGCTCGACAAGCGCACATGCGACCCCTGCTCGCGCTTGCACGGTGAGATCGCCGTGGTCGGCTCCGCCGACTACTTCGCGCTCATGCCGCCGACAGGGTGTCTCGGGGGAGGGCGATGTCGCGGGATCTGGGTGTTCGGCGACGGCCCCGTTGATTTCAGGCTTTCAGAAGCGGCTTGAAGGAGAGTCCATGCGAAATGAAGCTCGCCTCGTAACGTTCCTGGCACGCGCGGTCGAGGAGATCGCCGACGACGGGACGCAGTGGATCGAGGTCATGCCGACCGCCACCGAGGCTCGCAACGGCAAGTGGTTCTTCACGATCACCGCCGATGATCTCGATGTCTACGCGAGCTCGATCCGCGCGAATCCCGGCTCGATCCCGGTCGACTACGACCACGCCGAGACCGGTGCCGGCACTAAGGCGGCAGGCTGGTTCACGGGTGAGGCCGAGGTGCGCGGCTCGGGTGGCGAGTCGCGTCTGTGGGCGCTCGTCAAGTGGACGAGCTCGGCAGCCGTAGCGATCCGCGACGGCGAATGGAAGCGCATCTCGCCCGAGTTCACCTTCGAGAAGCGCGATCCGCGCTCCGGCCTCATGACGAAGGCGAAGGAACTCATCGCCGCCACGCTCACGAATCGGCCGTTCTTCGACGAGCTTACGCCGGTGACTGCGGCCGTCCTCTGGGAGCCGGGTGAAGGCCTACAGGATCTTCTCGCGCGCGTGTTCGACGCGCTCAACCCCGGCGGCTATGAGAACGCGTCTTTCTGGGTCATGGACGTCACCTCGTCGAAAGCGCTCGTCGGCGAGTACGACGGGGAGCGCAAGTGGGTCGTGGAGTTCACTGTTGCCGAGTCGGGCGAGATTTCCATCCCGCCGCGCGCGGACTGGGCGCCCGCGGAGCAGGAATGGGTTGAGGCTGCCTCGGCCATGCTTCGTACCATCCGGGCCATGAGGCCCTTTACTGAAGGAGACACGATGCTGAGCGACAAGCTCAAGGCGGTCGCCGTCGAGGCAGGCCTCGCAGACGACGCCAGCGAAGACGACATCCTCGATGCCGTCAAGGCCCTGAAGGTGAAGGCGGAGACGCCCAAGGGCGAGGGCGACGGCGACGGTGAGTCCGTGCGCCTCGACCGCGAGACGGTCGCGAAGCTGACCGCTTCGGCCGCCAAGGGCGAAGAGGCAGCGAAGAAGCTGCACGACCTCGAGCGCGACACCCTGCTCGCGAAGGCGGTCGAGGAGGGCAAGATCCTCCCGGTCCAGAAGGACGCCTACGCGACGATGTTCGACGTCGACACGGAGAGCGTGAAGGCGCTCCTCGAGGCGACGCCGGCACGCTCCTTCGCAGCCCGTGGTTCGGGTGAGACGGGCGGCGAGGGTGACGAGGACGAGGCGGCCGTGAAAGCCGTTGCCGCGCGCGTGTCTCGCGGCTCGGACGCGAAGGACGGTCGCGAGATCATCGGCGCCGACATCGTCGTCGAGGCGGAGAAGATCCTCGCCGCTGGCGGCAAGACGGAGCCCACCGAGGAGGAGTACGCAACGGCGCTCGCGCAGGCCGCCTCCAAGCAGGTCGCGTAGTCCCCCGTTCCCACTCCCGTACCACTCCGAAGGAGATCACATGGCTGGTTACAACCACGGGGAGGTCCTCGAGACCAAGGCCGCCTCTGCGATCGCGCAGTGGGTGCCGGCGATGTTCCTGCCGGGGGGCTCGGCGCTCGACGAGACCGTCCACCGAGCAGGCTCCCTGAACGACATCGCGGTCGGCTTGACGATCGCCACGGTCGCCTCTCCGGGTGATCCGGTCACGCTCGTCGTGTCGGGTCGCGCCAAGGCGATCGCCGGCGCCTCACTGGGAGCGGGTGCTCTCGTGGGCGTCGGCTCGACGAACGGCGTGCTCATCCCGCAGACGCCCTCCGTGACAGCAACCGCGATGGCGCTTCGCACGATCATCGGGCGCTCTCTCAAGAACGCGGTCGCCGGCGACGTCTTCGAGATCCAGGTGAAGCCGGAACAGATCGTCTAGCACCGCGCTCTGCGCGGATCTCCGGAGCCCACTCATCGCACCCTGAAACCGGAGGACGCTCATGCCTTCCCAGACCGTGGGGAACGTCCACATCAACGCTCCCCTCACGAACCTGGCCCGGCTCTACCGCCCTCGGGGCTTCATCGCAGACCAGGTCTGCCCGATGCTCCCCGTGGTCAAGGAGTCGGACCTCTACTACGTCTTCGATCAGGGGCCGTTCTTCGCCACCGACGTCGAAGACCTCGTCCCTGACCGCGGCAAGCCGCGGAAGGTCGAGTTCTCGCACACGACCGAGCAGTATTCGTGTCAGAAGCGCGAGCTCGCCTGGGACATCTCCGATCGCGAGCGCTCGAACGCCGACAACCAGCTCAACCTCGAGCGCAACAAGCAGGCAGGCACCCTCGGGCGCCTGCTGCTGAAGCGGGAGGTTCGCGTCGCTGCGGCGCTTCGCAAGACGACGAATGGCGGAGGCCTGACGCTCGGCGCCGCCGCCCTCGCCAAGTGGGATGCAGCCACGACGGACTACCAGGACCTCGCGACTGACGTCATGGCCGGCAAGACGGCGATCCGGCAGGCGATCGGCGCGACGCCGAACGTAGTCGTCATCCCCGCAGCCGTGGCCGAAGGGATGCACAAGTCCCTGCTCTTCCAGGCTCTGCAATACACGTACGGCGACGTGCGTGCGCGCAACCTGATCGAGCAGGAGTACCCGGTGCTCCCGAACGTCCTCTTCGGGATGCGCGTCATCGTCGGCGGCGAGCTCAAGAACACGGCGAAGGAAGGCCAGGTGGCCTCCTACTCGGACGTGTGGGGCGAGGCAGTGCGCATGCTCTACGTGACCGAGGGTCCGGCGCTCGAGGAGCCGTCCGTCGCGTACTCGTTCGCCTCGCGGCAACTGCAGACGCGGCAGTGGCGCGACGAGGAGGCCGAGGTCGACTCGTTCGCAGTCGGCTTCATCCTCGACGACGCGAAGATCGTGGCTCCGAGCGCGGGCTACGAGATCGACGACTGCCTGACGTAGTCATGGCAGCCAAGAAGGCTTCGTCAGCGGTGCCCGCTGCTCCGTATGGCTGGGATCTCGTCGGCGAGGACGGCCGGCGCATCCTGCGCTGGGAGTCCCGCTCGGCGTGCGAGGCGCTCGCCGCCTCGATCACCAGCCGTACTGCCGAGACGCTCGAGATCGTCCCCGCGACGATCAGCGCGCTCTCCGCAGCCGCCGGTGCTGCTGGCGCAGCGGAGGAAGCCGAGTAGATCCAGCGAGCCGGGAGGCAGGAGCCCCCTCCCGGCTCGAGCGCAGGGCGATGCGGGTGCCCTGACGAGGGGGCTCCGCGTCGCGGTGCTCGCATCGCCGTGCGCTGACCTTTCGAAGCTAACAAGGAGCCCACTCAGATGAAGTCAGGAACCGCTGTGGCGTGCCCGGTGACATTTCACGCAGAGCAGGAGCAGGTTCGAGAGAGCGTGATTCGTTTCATCGAAGTCGACGTGATGAGCGTGCATGCAGCGCGGACGCTCGTCCCATTCTCCGCAGTCCTGGCAAACGCGGTCACGCGAGATCACCGCCAGCCTGATGCTCTGGCGCCATCCGGCGAAGCGCGCCGGGGCCACGCCACCCTTCCACTTGTGGTTCAGCGCACCGGTCATCGCCGGGCGCCTACGACCACGCTTGGCGGCAGCCATCTTCGCCTTCGTCTCGTCAGAGAGCTTCCGGCCCTTGCCCTGGCCCATCTTCGCGGCACTCATGCGAGCGCGAGTCTCGTCGCTGAACATGCGCCCTTTCAGCGCGGCGCTGAGGCGCGCCCGATGCTCGGCAGTCTTCGGTCGCCCCTTCAGCGCGGCGCTCAGCTTCGCCCGATATCCGGGATCGTCATGGAAGGCGGGACGCGGTCGCACGTGGCTACCTATTCTATTGACTGCGGCGGCCCGTCATGAACAAGATCGCGCTCTGCATGATCGTGAAGAACAGCGCGGAAACGATAGAGCGCTGTCTGGAGTCGTTTCGGCCGTTCGTCGACGGTGTGTTCATCTACGACACCGGCTCTACCGACGCCACGATCCTCGTCCTTGAGCGGCTCGACAACCTCAAGACGCGACGGATCGACGCCACGACAGGCGCGTGGGAGGACTGCGTCTGCCAGACGGAGACGCCCGAGGGCTTCCTCGACGTCCCGCTTGCGCCGATCAAGATCGAGCGCGGCGAGTGGCGCGACGACTTCGCGTGGGCACGCGAGCAGTCGTTCGCGATGGTTCCTGACGACGAGGGCTGGGACTGGTGGGCCTGGGCCGACGACGACGATGTGCTGGAGGGTGGAGCAGTTCTTCGCCAGTTCACATTCACAGCGCCCCCTGAACTAGATGGCGCAATCGTCCTCTACGACTACGCTCGCGACGAGCACGGCCAGTGCGTGTGCCAGCTCTGGCGCGAGCGCTTGCTCCGCCGCTCGGCTGGCTACCGCTGGCTGAACCCGGTTCACGAGGTGCTCGTGCCGCCGGATCGGCCTGCCATTCTCGCGAACATCCCGCCCGAGCAGGTGCGCTACATCCACCACCGCCCGCCTGACCGTTACGACTCCGAACGTAATCTCAAGATCCTCGCCCGCCAGCGCACCGAGGCGCTCGAGGAAGGAACGCTTCCAGGGCCGCGCGTCCTCGCCTACCTGGGAACCGAATACATGGCGAAGGGACAACTCGCTGAGGCGATCCCCTACCTCGACGAGTACCTCCGCCATCCCGACGCGGGCTGGTCGGACGAGCGCTCGCAGGTCTACCACAAGCTCGCAACCTGTCTGCAGGCAATCGGCAATCCGCAGGCGGCAGTCGAAGCCGAGATGCTTGCGCTACGCGAGCGCGACGACTGGGCCGAGACCTACATCGGGCTCGCGCAGGCTTTCGCGACGCTCGGCAAATGGGATCGAGCGGTGCGCGACGCTCAACGCGCGCTGCAGCTCGGCGTTCCGCAGACGCCCCTGATCGTCAACCCGCTCGAGTTCACGCTCCTGCCACTTCTCGTGATCGCCGAGGGCTGCACTCACCTGGGGCGCTCGGAGGAAGCCCAGCAGGCACTCGCCCGAGCGCTCGAGATCGCGCCCGAGAACGCGTACGCGCGCGCCAAGGCGGAGCAGCTTCAGACTCTCGTTGCTCAGAACGAGATCGTGGGCGCGGTCATGCTCCTACGCGAGACACTCGTCCGCCACGACGAGAACCTGAAGGCGTACGCGCTCATGGAGCAGACGGTTCCCTATGTCGTCAACGAGCGCCCCGAGATCATCAAGGCTCGCTCCGATCAGCGCGAGATGGTCGCGCACTACCTGCGCCCGGAGGAATACGAGCGCTGGTATCGCGAGGAGCCGAAGGAGTCAACCGTCCCGGACGAGATCGTGCCGGAAGTCGGCGAGCACATCCCGCGCGCGAAGCGCTTGCTCGAGGGCCTGCGCGAGCAGGAGGCGAAGCTCGGGCGAAAGCCGCGCATCGTCGATCTCGGCTCGAACGACATGTGGCTCGCCTGTTACCTGTGGCTCGAAGGCGGGTACACGGTCGACGGGGTCGAGCTCAACCGTCAATCCGTCGAGAAGGGCCTGAAGCGGATGGAGCACTTCGGCGCGCCGGGGAAGCTCCTGCACGGCAACCTCTTCGAGGCAGGGTCGCTCGTCAACGGCTCGCGCTACGACGCCGTCTCCCTGTTCGAGGTGATCGAGCACGTACCAGACGTCGAGCAGGCTCTCGACCTCTGCGAGAGCCTGCTCGCTTCCGGCGGTGTCGTGTACGTCTCAACGCCGAACGGGGCCTACGAGCGTGGCGCAATCGCAGCTTGGGCGCGCGTCGAGCGCAAAGGGCACCTGCGCGCGATTCCCGTTCATGAGCTGGCCGAGACATTCGCGCGGCGTGGGGAGATCGAGCATCTCGAGCTGCAACACGAGGAGCGCGTCACCTTCGCCTCGTACAGGCCGGGCAAGCGCAAGGGCAGGATCAGCTTCTACGCCGGTGCCGGCTGGGAGCCGTGGTCGCCACGCTCGATCAACGAGGGTGGCCTCGGCGGATCGGAGACGGCGCTCGTGCAGGTGGCGACGCGTCTCGCCGGAGAGGGCTATGAGGTCACGGTCTATTCGGGTGCCGAGCCAGGGTACTACGCGGGAGCGCTCTATCGCCCCTTCACGGCCTGGGATCCGACTGACGCTCCGGACCTCCTCGTTGTCTCGCGTCTCTGCCACGTCTTCGACAACCCGATCGGTGCCAAGGCTTCTGCTCTGTGGTGTCACGATCACTCGTATCCCGGCCAGCTGACCGAGGAGCGCGCGGCCAAGATCGGGACGATCGTGACCCTCTCCAAGTGGCAGCGTGACCGCTTCTCGCGCCTGTACCCGTTCGCCGCCTCCAAGCTCGCGATCATCCGTAACGGGATCACCCTCAAGGGGCCGGACGGCGAGATCCGCTTCCCCGACGCGGGGCGCGGCTTCGACGAGCGCTCAGCGAGAGTCGTCTACTCGTCATCGGCCGACCGCGGGCTCGACACGCTGCTCGAGCTTTGGCCTCGGATTCGCGAGCAGGTGCCTGAAGCCGAACTGCACGTCTACTACGGCTGGCAGGTGTTCGACCGGGTCGCCGTGATGAATCCTGCTCTGCACGCGTACAAGGCGCGGGTCATGCAACTCGCAGAGCTGGCGGGTGGCGAGGGCGGCGGTGTCTTCATGCGCGGCCGCGTCGGCCAGCGCGAGCTCGCAGCGGAGATGCAGGACGCGCGAGTGTGGGCCTACCCGACCGCGTTCCTCGAGACATCGTGCATCGGGGCGATGGAGGCGCGTGCGGCCGGTCTCGCAATCGTCACGAGCGATCTCGGCGCGTTGCACGAGACAGTCGGCTCCCACGGTGCCCTGATCTCCTGGGAGGCGAACGAGGACGAGAGTTACAACCAGAGCGAGCCCTACCGCGATGCGTTCGTCGCAGATGTCTCGGGGGCGCTACGCGACGAGCGTGCCTGGACGGAGCTTCATCGAGCGGCACGGCGGGGTGTCCCTTCGCTCGACTGGTCTTCGCGGACAGCGAGATGGGAAGCTCTCCTCAATGTGAAGCCCCACGCCCGGAGACGACGGCAGAAGATAGCCGCCTGAGAGGAGGCACTTGTGTATCTCGCGGCCTCCGAGCTTACGCTCCTTCTTCCAGCAGGTCCCTCGATCGGAACGAACACAGCTCCGCTGACGCTCGGAGAGACGGGCTCGATCATTGCCGAGATCTCCGCCGAGCTTGATGGAGCCGCGGCGAAGGCGGGCTACGCGGTGCCGGTGTCCTCGACCGCGACCTCCGCCTATGCCCAGCTGCAGCACTGGTGCCGACTCGGCGCCGCCGCGCACGTGCTCGGAATCATCTATCCGAACCTCGGTGGACCGGGCGGCCAGATAACCCTCGCGAAGAGCTACCAGGACGCGTATCAAGCCGCACTCGCGATGCTGCGCAAGGGCGACGTCATTCTCGTCGGCGCAGCCGAGGACACCTCAGGCGCGGGGCGGGAGTTCCCGCGCTCGTACTCGACCTCGAATCCGAGCGCGACGGTGGGAGTTCTTCCGACGATTGACATGGATCGGGAGTGGTGATGGCCGCTCCTCTCGGCGCACGCGGTGGCGGCGTCTCGCTCGTACTGCAGCCGCCGCTCGAGTTCATCCTGCGCCAGTCGGGAGCCTTCCGCCGCTCGCTGCTGAACCTGGGTCCTCTGTGGGCGCGCTTCAAGTCCGAGATGAGCGCGATCGAGGAAGAGCGCTTCTCGAGCGAGGGCTACGGCGAGTGGGATCCACTGGCTGACTCGACGCTTCGCCAGCGAGCGCGGCTCGGCTTCGGACCCGGCCCCATCCTGCAACGTACGCGCAACCTCATGGACTCGCTCGTCGACCCGGCGCGTGCCGCCCAGACGAGCGCTCGCACGATGAGCTGGGGCACAGACGTCTCGTACGCTGGCTTCCACCAGGACGGCGGCTCGATCGCGGGGCGACCTCCGCAGCGCGTGATCCTGGAGGTTCGCGCTGAGGACAGGCGTCGCTTGGAGACACAGATGGTCTCCTGGATCAACGAGGTGGCCGCGCGAACCTGGGGCCGCGTCTAGGGCTTCGAGGACTGCACGTGCGGTTCTAACCGTGATGGCGACGCCCCTGGGAAGGAGCCCCTCGGATGGCCAATCTTTCGCTCGGCGAAGCCGTTATCGACGGGGTAATCGCGAAGCTGAAGGCGGGCATGGAAGGACGTGTCGCTGCGATCAACACGCAGACGCCCGACGACATCACGATCACTCCCCCCTCGGAGTCCGACCTCTACTTCGGCGGCGTGACGGCGATCCCGCGCGCGCCCGCGTTCATCGTCTTCCAGCTTCCCACAGACGGCGAGCACGAGGGCGAAGGGCCGCACTCGTTCGTCTGGCTGGCCGACATCGGCGTCGCCGTCGTCGAGGAGGACTACGACCGCCAGCGTCTTGCCCGCAAGCTCCTGCGCCAGGTACGCGCCGTCGCGGAAGTGATCTGGGACGACGCTCCCAAGGAGCAACTCGCAGACGGAGCCTTCCACATCGAGTTCGTCCGCGACGATCCCGGACCGGTACAGGAGCCCGCCGCCGAGGAATCCTTTTGGCGAGCGATGCACATCGCGATCTTCCGCGTCCGCTCTTACGAAGGCTAGACCGAAGGAGAGTCCATGCCCGTTTCCTCAGCTGACCCGAACGCCTATCTCGCTATCGGGATGCAGGCTGCTCTGGGCACGCCCCAGACGGCCGCAGCCAAGCTCAGATTCGCGAAGTACCTGTCCGGCTCTGACGTCCAGGCCTCGCTCGACATCGTCGACCTGCGTGAGGGTGGCGACGGCCTCGACTGGGGCTACTCATACAAGAAGACGCAGAAGGCCGCCGGTCAGATCGTCGCGAACGCGCGGCCAGAGATCATCGGCCAGCTTCTGCAGGTTGCTCTCGGCGGAGCGACCTGGGATGGCGGTTCCGCACCCGCCGCGCATACCTACCACGGCGGGCACGCCTCCTTCCCGTGGTCGACGATCTTCGTCCAGCACCCCGGCTCGACGCTCGAGCAGCTGATCTCGGACGTGCGCTTCTCGGGCTTCACGATCGAGGGCAACCCCGGCGAGCCGATCAAGCTAACGCTGCCCTTCGTCGCGATCAACCACGGCGCGTCGTACACGGATCTCACCCCGACATACGCCTCCGAGGAGCCGTTCCTGTTCCAGCACTCGCCAACCTACGTGCTCGACGGCGCTGGCGACTCACAGCTCATGAGCTTCAAGATCGAGGCGGGCTACGGTCTCGAGGAGCTGCAGTCTCAGAAGGTGTCGTTGGACGAGATCGTCGTCCAGAACCGTGACATCAACGTCGAGATCACCCGCCGCTACGAAGACGCCACGAAGTGGAAGGCGATCAACATGGGCGGCGGCGTCGCGGCGACCACCTCAGTCGCCACCGGCGCTCTTCGAGCCGACCAGTTGTACGGAGCGGCTGGCACGCTGCGGTCGTTCTCGGTCGAGACTCGCCTGCTCTCATATCGCGGCCTGCAGCTCGCGGAACTCGACCCGGACGGCAAGACCGTCATCGAGACGCTCTCAGCGAAGGCGCTCAAGGGAGCCACGCATGCGATCTTCGCGGTCGTGAAGAACGCGCACGCGAGTGCCTACCTCCCATAGCTCTTCCTCCCCCAGCCCCGCCAGGAGTCGTGCGCCCACCCGTGCGGCCCTGGCGGGGCACCGCGTTCGTGAAAGGAGCCCCATGCCACGGATCGTCCTCGACGAACTGGTGCCCGAAGAGATCACCTTCGTCTACAAGGATCGCGAGTACGTGATCGACGGCGATATCGACGTCGATACGACCTTCGACCTGATCGACCTGCTAGGGCGCTTCTACGAAGCCGAGGATGGCGGCGATCAGAAAGCCTCGCGCGCGCTGAACAAGGAGGTTGAGCGTAAGCTGCTCGCGCTCTTCCAGCAGCGCGAACCCTCGCTCGAGGAGCTGCCCTTCGGAGTCATCGGCTACCGGCACGTGCTCGGGCACGTCTTGGAGTCGCTGGGGTTGCAGATCGTCACTGAGCCCGAGGACCCTCCGACGCCGAGGCCGAAGAGTCCGAGCCGGTCTCGGCGTTCGACTGGGTCGCGTCGGTAGGAGAGCACTTCGGCTGGGCGCCGTGCTACTGGCGCGTACCGGGCGCGCCTGGCATGCCCTTTCTCATCTTCCGCGCCTATGCCGAGCGCATGCGCGTCCAGATCATCCAGCGCCAGAACGCGAGGGCCCGCGCTGAATGGAACGCCCGCCTGGCTGAGATGAAGCGGCGGGAAGGAAGGGGATTCTAGGTGGCGACTTCGACCGTTCGTGTCCTCTTCCTGGGCGACAGCGCTTCGGCGGTGCGATCCGTCAACACGCTCAACCGCTCGCTCGGCGGACTCGACCGCGCAGCCTCGCTGGCCGGCCGTGCGCTCGCTGTCGGCATCGTCGGCGGGCTCGTCGCCGCTACAAAAGCAGCGGTGGACTATGACCGAGCGATGCGCAACGTCAACACGCTCACCAAGCTCTCCGAGGCGCGCTTCCAGGCGCTCTCGAAGCAGGTGCTGGGGTTGTCGAAGGAGACCGGCAAGGCACCGCGCGATCTCGCCCGTGGCCTGTACGACGTCGTCTCCTCGGGCTTCAAGGCGAATGACGCGATCAAGATCCTCCGCGTCTCGGCGAAGGCGGCGACGGCCGGGCTGACCGACACCGCGACGGCGACGAAGGCGATCAACGCCGCGCTCAACGCCTACCACCTACAGGCAGACGATGCGCGCAAGGTCTCGGACATCCTCTTCCAGACCGTCAACAAGGGCGTCCTCACCTTCGAGGAGCTCGCTCAGAACATGGGCGACCTCGTCCCCGCCGCAGCGCCGCTCGGAGTCACGCTCGAGGAAGTCGGCGCTGCCATCGCGACGATCACTCTGCAGGGCGTCCCCGCCGCCGAGGCCGCGACGCGGGTGAAGAACACCATGCTTCAGCTCGCGAGCCCGTCCAAGGCGCTCGCAGGACTGCTCAAGGAGCAGGGCTTCGCTTCGGGCGAGGCGGCGATCAAGGCCCGAGGGTTCTCAGGCGTCCTGCAGCTCCTGCAAGGGGCGACGCAGGGCTCGGTAACGGAGACCGCCAAGCTCACCCCGGAGATCCGCGCGCTGCTCGGCGTCGTCGGGCTGACCGGTAAGAACCTCGCCACGTACGAGCGCAACCTGCGCTCGATGGACGCTGCGCAGCGAGGCTCAGGCGCATCCGCAGCCGCCTTCGCCGAGCAGGGCAAGTCGATTGGCGTGCAGTGGGACCGCGCGAAGGCGTCCCTCATCGCGGCTGCGATCCCGCTCGGCCAGCAGCTCTTCCCGCTCCTGACGGCAGGCGCGGGCAAAGTCGAGGAGTTCGCGGATGCGCTGCCGCGGTTGCGAGCCCAGCTGGGGCCACTCGTCAGCGGTGTCGGCGACCTCGCGCGGGTCAGCTTCGACCTCGCGCGGACAGACGCTGGGCAGTTCGGAATCATCACCGCGCTGTCGACGCTGACCGCCGGGAAGGCGATATTCGGCGTCCGTAATCTCGTCACGAGCCTGCGAGGCCTGCCGCCAGGCCTCTCTCTCGCGGTCGCTGGCCTTGGACTCCTCGCCGGAGCCTTCATCTTCGCTGCAACGCGCGGGGACAGACTGAAGCAGTCCGTTGACGATGTCGTGCGTGCTGTCCGCAGTCTGAATCAGGCCTCGCTCGATGAGGTGCAGGCGCACCTGCGCGTCCAGCAGGCGCAGACGTCAGTCCAGGCATCCACGACCAACCTTCAGCTTGCTAAGCGTGCCCTTACTCAGGCAGAGCGGGACTTCGGCAAGGGGTCGCTCGAGGCGCGGACGGCGCTCGATGCGGTCCGCTCCGCGCAGGATCAGGTCAAGCAGTCGGCTTACGATCTCAGACAGGCGAAGAGAGACGCGACGGCAGCTGAAGCCGACCACGCCCGTGCGAATAGAGAAGTCGAGAAGGCGCAGCGGAAGGCTGCAGAAATCACACAGCAGCAAGCTACGTCACTGCGCGAGCTGGCGAAAGGGACGAGGGGTGCGGCGGGTGCCGCCGGAGCCCACACAGACCAGACGCTGGCTAGCACGAAGGCGGTCCGCGACTACGGCGACGCCGTCGCCGTCGCCTTCCGCAAGCTTGGCGCGAGCAAGGCAGAAGCGGATCGAGCGCGCCAGGCGGTCTTCCTCCTGACTCAGCAGCTCGGTCGCGTGCCGACGATCAAGGAAATCCGCATCTACGTCACCCAGATCAACCGGCGGGTCGGGCCGGGCCTCGGTGGCGACACGGGCCGCGGCGGGGTGGGACGCGCCTCCGGCGGCTTCATCCCCCATCTCCCCGGCTCCGTCTCGGGCGCGGACTCCGTCCCAGCCATGCTCACGCCCGGCGAGATCGTGCTCAACCGCTCACAGCAGAACGTGCTCGGCGGGCCGCGCTTCCTCTCCCAGCTGTTCGGCTTCTCGGGCGAGCGCGGGACGCACTTCCAGGCAGGCGGGATCGTGCCGGGCGCAGGGCGACGCACAGGCCCTCCCAGTCGAGGACGCTACCCGCACCGCTCGCCTCGCCAGCGCCCGTACGCCAAGGTCACGAAGGCCGCCCGCTTCGCCTTCCGCGCGGCTGAGGCCGTCGGCCGGCGCATCTCCGACCTCGACCGCTCGTACGGGCAGCTGCAGCGCGAGTTCTCGATCTCGCCCGAGGAGCCGATCGCCTACGACGCCGACGGCAACGAGATCCTCAACTCGGCGGCGATCTCCAAGCACCTGAACGAGATCGGCCGGCTCATCATCCACCGCCAGCGCATGCTCGCGCTCCTGGACGAAGAGAAGGCCAAGCTCGAGGAGGCGATCGAGGCTCTGCGCAAGGCGATCGCCGAGCTCATGGCGGAGATGAACCGCGAGCGCGAGGCCGCCGAGGACGATGCCCGTCGCGCTCGCGAGTTCGCGCAGGAGCTCAAGGTCGCCGAGCGCGAAGAGGCCGACCTGCGCTCGCAGAAGCCGAAGACGGCCAAGGCCAAGAAGGAGCGAGACGCGGCGGTGCGCCGATCCGAGCGCGAGCAGGATCGCCTGCGCGGGCGCATCGAGGGCGCGCGCAAGTCCGAGCAGAAGCACCTGAACCGTCGGCGCGGTCTGAACACGATCAAGGGCGACCTCGCGTCGAACATCGAGACCGCCCGCTCGCTTATGCACGACGTGCCCTTCGACCGCCGCGACGTCGAACTCGACGTCATGGAGCTCATGCAGGAAGCGCGCGACTGGTCCGACTACCGCGCGCAGCCAGGTGCCGGCGGAGAAGGCGGAGGCGGCGATGGGGGAGAGGGCGGCGGGGGTGGCGGCGGCGGCATCGACGAGGAAGCCCTGCGCAAGCTCGGCCTTGGGCGGCTCGCAGCGGCGATCGAGATCGCGCAGCTCAAGGTGATCGGCTCCTTCCAGAAGGGCACCATCCACGTCCCCCGGACGGGCCTCTACCAGCTGCATGCGGGCGAGCAGGTGCAGCGCGCGGGAGTCGCGAACGTCAACGCCGAGACCGGTCCGGTAATCGTTCAGATCAGCGCTAACGACACGCTCATGGGAGAGCTCCTGAGCCGCGCGATCGACGTAGGAGTGGTCCGCAATGCGGACGCCATGAACCTGCGCATGGGCACCGATGCCGACCGGCGTCGCCGGGAAGGGCGCTATGCGTAGCCAGCGAGTGGTGACGTGGGTCGGAGGTGGCCCGAATGCCCGATAGCTTCGTGCTCACCGCTCCCGGTGCTGGTACGCAGGTCGAGTTCGCGTCCTACTCAGGGCCACCCGATTTCGGGCAGAAGGATCTCCTGAAGGCCGCCTTGGTGGAGACACCTTTCACCGAAGGTGCCCTCTCACATGAGCTGACGGGTCCTCGGAAGATGAGCTTCCCGCTCATCCTGCGCGGCTCGCAGTCCATCTCGAATCTCGGCCTGTATGACCAGGAGGCACTCTTCCGAGAGTTGGCGCGTCCGGGTGCCTTGCTCGACCTGAAGCCTCAGGGCGCAACCACCGCCGTACGCTTCGACGTTCTCTCCGGCCGCTATGAGTTCGACTACGGCGTCCACCTCAACCGCGAAGGGATCCGGCTCGGAACGCTCGAGCTCGAGACGTTGCCCTTCGGCTACTGGCCGACAGAGATCCTGCTCGCATCCGTCGCGTCGGTTGCTCTGCCAGGCGCGCTCACCTGGGCGGGCTCTCTCATCGGGGACGCGCCGGCGCTCTTCAAGATCGTCATTCAGCCGACCGTAGCGAGCTCAGTCCCGGCTGGTACGTGGCTAGCCGACGCGCTCGCCTACTCGCTGACGCGTACGGCGTCGCACATCGCGCACTTCCGAGCCGCCTCTTTGAGCGCGCTCCTCTCCCCTGCGACACTCGTCGGCGAGGCCGTCGCGGTCTCGTCGCAGGTGCTGAACCTGTATCTCTCGCCGACGCAGGGCGGCTGGACGGCGATCGCTGCCTACGATCTCGCATCGGCCTTGGAGCCGGCGCACCGCGGTCACTACCGCGCCTTTGGCTGGTTCAAGCTCGGAGGACCGCCGCAGAAGCTGCCCTGGTACGTCTCGCTCGATGCAGTCCCGCTTGCGAACCCGGCCGCGGCCTTCGCGAGTGCCGCCGAGGTAGCAACCGTTCCCCCCGCGCTCTCGGCAGGGCCGGTCTACTACGGGGCCGAACCGACACCGGGATACGCACTCCTCGACCTCGGTGCTCTGACGCTTCCGGCATTCGCGTCGGGCTATGGCGGAGGGCAGCGACTGCGCCTGTGGGTCTCGCCGGCGACGCCCAACATCGGAGTGGGCTCGCCGATCTTCGGCTTCGCAGGGCTCTACCTCTTGCCCGAGCCCGTCGCCGTCCTGCCGCGAGGACTCGCGCAGCCGACCTTGATCTCGCCGAGCGCCGGGCGCTTGACGCACGACGCGGTCACTCGCCTCGCTGTCATCTCGGACACCTCGCTCAACCTTGCTACTGCGAACCCGCTTGCGAATGCGCTGGCTCACTTGCGCGGGGCGTTCCCGCAGGCAGGCTCGGCGATTCGCCTCGACTTGCTCGGCGCTGCGAGGCGCTCCTTCCTGCCGAACTACGCGAACATCGTCGGCTCGGACGGACCGCACGCCTGGTTCCGCCACGAGGAGCTCGCCGGGCCGACGCTCGTCGATTCGCGCGGAAGTTGGATGGGGTCGTGGATCACGCCCGCCTCCCTCGGCGCAACCGGAATCGCGGGCTTCGGCGGTCGCTACGACGGCGCCTCGCACGTCGCGCGCGCCGCCTCGATGATCGGTGTGCAGGCGACCTCGTGGTCGATCGAGCTGTGGACGATGCGCCAGAACGCCTCCGACTACGGCGTGATGATCTCGCAAGGCCCGAACACGGCCGTCGGCTCGAGCCTCGAGATCGGCTTCGGCCCCACGCAGTTCGCCTACTTCAAGTTCGCTGACACGGACGAGCTTTCGGCCTCGGTCGCCGACACCGTCGAGAGCATCTTCTCCCACTACGTCTTCACCTGGGACTACGCGACCCGCACGAAGTCCATCTGGCGGAACTCGGAGCTGCTCGCGAGCGGCGTGGCTGTGTCGACCTACCGAGCGTCCGGTCCCATCGAGATCGGCAGGCGCTTGACGGGGGCCGACCGCTTCTTCCTCGGGCGCATGGACGAAATAGCCTTCTACCGGGGTACGGCGATCGGCTCGGCTGTCGTACGCTCACACTACCTCGAAGGGCAGGCAGCACCCACGGCTCCGCTCGTTCATTCGGGGCCACAGTTCGCGGCCGTCTCGGCGCACTACCGCCCGCGCTTCCAGTTCATCAAGGGTCTGTGAGCCGTGTTTACCGTCGTCGCTCTGCGAGCGGGACGCCCAGCACTCGAGTTCACGCCGCAGGCCGACTCCGTGCGCTTCTCGAGTGCCGCGATCGGCGGCTTCGGCTCCTGCTCGTTCAGGCTTCCAGGGACAGACGCCCTGCGCTATCTGCCGCTGCTGTCGACGATCAAGCTCTTCTTCGGAAGCGCGCTTCTCTGGGAAGGCCGCGTCGAGGACATCCGCCTCAACATCTCGTCCGACAACGCCATCTGCGACGTCACCTGCTTCGGCTTCCGGCGGCTGCTCGAGGAGACGAGCTTCAAGCGAGTGTGGCTTCTGCGCTCTATCAACTGGAATCCCTCTCTCGCGGCGGCAGGGATAGCGGCGTGCTCGGGCACCCCTGCGCTCGCGAACGGCACGACCTCATGCACGGTGGGGCAGTTCGATCCGGCGGATCTCACCCGCGTCGGGATCAGGGTGCGAGCCATCGCTGCGGCGACCTCGCCCGAGGCGAACTGGGCGATCTACACTGCGCCCGACGGGGTGACGCTCGTCCGCCTACGCGCCGTCGTCCGCACGCTCTCGGGCGGCGCGCATGCCTTCGCGCAGGACTCGATCACGGGCTCGGCCTGGACTTCTCTCTACTGTGCCACGGGCGTTGCCGCTGGCACGGCGGTCAACGTGGCCTGCTCTGCGGGATCCAAGAAGCTGCTCATCGGGGCGCAGGCCGGGGCCACGCCGGGCGCGCCCGATGCCGACTGGGAGAACATCCGCATCCTCTGCACGGCGCTCGACGAGGACGAATCGGGCGGCATCTACGGCCACCGCATCATGGCCGACGTGCTGGCCCTGGTGAGCGGTCTTACGGTAGGGACGATCCAGGACTCGCGCGAGTTCGCGATCCCCGCTTTGGGCCGTTCCGTGCGCGACTCGGCGCTATCGGTGATCGAAGAGGTCGCCGCTTACTACGAGCGCGAGTGGAGCGTATGGGAGGACGCGCGCTTCGACTGGGTAACGCCAGGCCTCGACGATCTCGACTGGGTCCTGCCGCTCGCGGAGATCACTACCCTCGAGCTCGAGTCGAGTGTGGACGGCGCGACCAAGTCCGTGTTCCTGCTCTACGAAGACGCTGCCTCGGGGCAACCCGCCGAGGCGAGCGCATCCTCGAACGATCGCCGCAATCCCTACGTGCGCTCGGGAGCCACACGCGACGAGATCCTGCAGGCGCCCGTCGTGATGACCGCGACCTCAGCCGCACGCCTGGCAGAGAAGCTGGCCTTGGATCGCGGAGCGACGCCGGCCGTGCGCGGCAAGCTCACGCTCCCGGCGACATCGCACGTTCCCCATGCCCAAGGCGGCTCGCGTCCGGCCTTTCAGATTCGAGGAGGAGAGAACGTGGTGATCCCAGACCTCCCGAAGGACGACTACTTCAGGCCCGGCCGCGACGGGCAGACGTTGTTCCACGTGCGCTCGGCGGAGACGGACATGGAGACCGCCCGCACTACGCTCGAACTCGAGGGCTACTCACGCCGCTCGGACATCCTGCTAGCCCGGATCGGCGCTGTGACACGGTCGGTTGCCGGCTGATGGCGTTCGCGCTGCGCACCGTTGGCGAAGACCGTTATGGCTTCGCGCTTAGAGGCGAACGCGGCCCGCGGCTTGTCCTCGTCTCCCGCACGACGAGCTTCACCTCCGGGGGGGCGATCGCCGGGCGAGGATTGATCGGCGGCTCGCGAACAAGCGCGGCAGTCGGAGGCAGGAACACGCTCGTCAGCATCGTCTCGCAGAGCGGGACTGCGTTCGCTGGCTCAGGGCTCCTAACCGGTGGCAGCCCCGGCGGTGGTGGCGGCTCCAGGGGAACCTTCGCGATCTGAAGGGGAGGTAGGCCATGAAGCTCTACGCGCAGCCGTGCAGGTCGGGACCTCGTGCGGCGAACGACTCCGGTCCGAGGCAGGCCAGCGCCATCGACCTCGTCGTCATCCACTCGGCAGAGGTCGCCGACTCGTTCGGTGCCGACAACACCGCCGAGGGGGTCGCCAACTACTTCTCGCGCTCGTCGACGCAAGCCTCGACGCAGCTCGCCGTTGACCGCGACTCCTGCGTCAGGATGCTGCCTGATCTCGTCATCGCGTGGGGAGCGCGGGGAGCGAACTCGGACGGCCTGCATGTCGAGATTTGCGGGTACGCGCGCTGGAAGCGCGAGGAGTGGCTGTCGGCTGCGAACAAGCCCATGCTCGATCGCGCAGCGGCCAAGGTCGCGAAGTGGTGCTGGCAATACAAGATCCCGCGGCGCTGGCTCACCGTCGAAGAGGTGCGCGCCGGCAAGCGCGGCCTGACGACGCACAACGACGTGAACGCGGCGTTCAAGGGCGGCTCGCATTGGGATCCCGGCACGGGGTTCCCGATGGCCTGGTTTCTCCAGCGGGTGCGCTACTGGTACGCAGAGATCGTCAAGGATCGTGCGTCCTGATGGGAGCCTAGGTGTGGCGACCCCAGCGCAAGGACATCCTCTTCGTTCTCGGACTCGTGGGCATCGCCCTCGAGGAAGCGCGGGTGTTCGGCAATCCAAGCGAGACCCTTTTGCTGGTCTACGCGGCAATGATTGGCTTGCCGCTCGTCTTGCGCGCGGACGAGCATCGCAAGGAGACGCGCTCCAACAGCGATACGCCGAATGGGCCACGCTCTTCGGATGGGAGCGACGCATGAAAGCACCGGGCGCGCTCGCCCGCTGGGCATTCACGTGGACATACCTGGTCGTCATCGGGGCGCTTCTCCTGCTCGACGTTC